GTGGTGTTCGCGGTAGTGGACGTGGTGGCTCACGTGGTATGGGACGTTATTAATTAAATAGAGGAGAGTATTACTCTCCTCTTTAAAATTATAATATTATGAAAAGAGAAAGTCTTGATAATTACGATGTTTATCCGGAAGCTATGATTAATTATCTTCGTTATAATGGAAGACATTTTAATCGTAAATTATTTGAGTTTGCTGTTGAGCAAATGACTACAGGAAAAGATAAACATAAACTTAAACCAATGACTAAACAAGAAGTAGATGAACTACTTAAAGTTTATGGTGTTAAGATTGAAAATAATACTCTTTATGATTATGTTTATGTAGCTAATATGTGCAAAGCTGATTTTCTTGGTAGCAGTGTTCCAGATGAAGGTCATCTTTGCAAATATATTAAAGATGTTATTGATGATGTAGATGCTTATGATGGAATAGTATTTAATCGTTGGTATGCAGATATGTGTCGTTCAGGTGTTCCGATAGATTGGGAAGAAATGATAAAACAATGATTAAAGCTAAAGTTTATATAAAAGAATATGATTGGACTATATATGCACATTTTGCCGTTGATAAAACTAATACTGATGAAATATTTAATAAATTAATTCAATTTGGTTCTAGTTATTATCAAGCAATAGATGCCTGTGCAATATTAGAAGATAATAAACCTAATTGTGGTATTACTTATTCCAATCATATTCTTAAAACTACTATTCTTGTTATAACTAAAACTACATCTACTAAAGAATTTGTTAATACTTTTGTACATGAAGTTTCGCATATTCAAAATCATATTATTAAAACATATCATTTAGATAATAATTCAGAACAAGTTTGTTATATGATTGGAACAATAGCTGAACAATTATATACAAAATGTTCTAGATTGTTTTGTAATAATGACTACTAGTAGTAATATTAGTAGTCATTATTGTATTATTATAATTGATAATCATTTAAGATATAATAATTTCATCTATTTTTATTGCTTGTAACCGCTCGTAACTCGCTGGCTGATAGATTGTTCACCGATGTTTTTATAGGTCGTCAGAGGGCAAATATAGCCTATCTACGAGCTTGTTTCTATTTGCTGTTATCGCATAAAAACACTATATTTGTAGTGTTGGAAACGTGTCCTGCTTAATAGTGAAAATAATATTGCGGCAAGTTACGAGAGACATGACACTTAAAGTGAAGCTGTTAGTGGGACAATACAACCCCCGTAGAGGAAGTTGATGATGACATGCTTGTTTTTATTTGTTTTCATAATGTATGTGTGTTTTTCATAGTTAAGTTTTAGTTAATTAATGTGTACGTTTTGTAGTTGTTTTTTATAATGAAGTTAGTAGTGATACTAGATTTAATCATCAACCCTTCTACGGGGGTTGTAGTTTCCAACTTATTTTGATAGTAATAATAGTAAAGATAGTAAATTTAAATATATGGCTTCAGTTGCTCAATTAGTTAGTGAACTAGCACATAGTCTTGGACAACCTAATAACGGTGCTTTACGTGAGAATTTGCGAAGTCTTGTAATTCATACTCGTAATGAGGTTATTAGACATAGTTATGAAAATCACGGTTATGTCGATAAAGGTCTAGTTCAAAGATTTAAAGTTAGTCTTATAGATGTTTACGATGGAGATATTCAAAAGTTAGAAGGAATTGATTTTGAAGATTTAGAACTTGATGATTTAGATATAACTAAAATTAAACGTACTGAGCAAAAAGTTCCAAAACCTGTTCGTCTAACAAATAATCTTCCATTTGATAGAGTTAGCTCTGTTGGTTTTAAAACTAATAGAGCTTTTCCTTTTATAAAAGAATCTACAGCTAGATTTAGAAAAGCTGTTCCGGGTCTTTGTGGTATGCCATGTTATGATTATATAAATGGTTATATTTATATATTTCCTATATGTGGTAAAGAATTTGAACTACAAAAGATTGTTATTGAAAGTGCTTTTGAACATCCAACCTATATCCAAATTCAAAATGGAGAAGTTGATGATATTGAAGGAGCACTTGATTTAAATGAATGGGTTTTATCAGAAGATATGATAGGACAAATTAAAGAGATTATTTATAAACGTGATTTACTACAAACTGTACGTCAAACGGATGAAGTTCCGAATACAGTTAAATTTAATGGTTAATATATTATGGGTTATAAAGCTGTTGGAAAACTAGAAAGAGCTATTGGTATAAGAGATTATTATCAGAAAATGCACAATCGTGCAGTAGAAACTCTTGATAAACTAGAAAAAGAACTTGATGATAAGCGTAAACAATGTATTGTTCTTAGAGATGAAATTAAATCTAAAGCTGATATTTATAAAAATAAATATGGAATTAATTTAATTAGTTATAGTGAATTTAGAAATAATACTTATACTACAGGACAATTTCGTAAAGCTGCATCAGTGGCTTATCTTAATAAAAAAGGTAATCGAGAATTAACAGTTGAACTTTACGATTTAATTAAACTTGCAAATCTTCAAAAAAGACTTGTTGAAATAAATAAACAAGTTGATATAAATAGAAAACTTGTACTTATTAAACCAGCTGAATATCAAGATATTATTTCAACTTATTATAATAAAATACAAGAAATGATGATACTTGATGGTGTTGGTTATCATTTTGAAGGTCGTACTGGTTGGATTTGTATTAATAGAGTTAAATTGAATCTTAAAGAAGGTAAAGAAAGACTTGATTATGAAGCATCTAAGAAAGCTAAAGAAAAACTTATAGCAGAAGGTAAAAGACCTTATGATAAAGAAGAAGCTGCTTGGTATGCAGAACATAATATTCCTTATGACGGTATTAAATATCAAGTGTTTCAAACTATTGAATATGTTTATGAAATACCTCTTGTTAATTGTTTAATTAAAACTAAAAGTGGAAGATATAAACTTACATCTGCTGATTATATAGGTAAATCGTTAAGAGGTAAAACTTATGATGAAATGATTGCTGAATGTAATAACGATGTAAATAAAATTGTTAAACTTAATGTTGATATTAAGAAAAAACTAGCAATGTGTCTTAGAGCTAATCCTTTATTATATACTAAATATATTAGAAATGAAAATCAAGAATCTTATAGATATATCCAGATTGATAGGAAAAGTAGACAATGACTTTAATATTAGTGAAAGTGATTGGATACCGCGTGTTGCAGCATGGACTATTGATGCTCTAGGTCAAATGAATATTCTAGCTTATGAAAAGAAATGTAGAAAGTTAGAAGTCAAAGATAGAGAAGCATATTATCCTTGTCCTATAAATATGAAACAAATAAGAGTGTTCGATAGTCGAGGATGTGAAATAGAAAGTGCTAAAGAAAGTAATAAATGTAAGTGTAATTCAGGATTAGATAATAGTAATAATGTATCTAATTCTGAAATTGCTGTTATAGACGTTACTAATAAAAGTGGCGTAAATTTTATGAATGTAGCTACTATTAGTCAAGGTAATGCTGGACATAATTTTTCAATACAAGGACAATGTATTGATTTAAATTTTGATACAGATTATATAACTGTAGAAGCATTAGAAGTAGCAACATATTATGATGAATATTATGATTGTGAAGTTCCGTATATTTATGATGATGCTCTTTTATTAGAAGCTCTTTCGTGGTATATATTGTTTAAATATTTAAGTAGAGGAAGTAAACATCCTGTATTTAGTCTTACTAGTCCTAGTCCTGTTACTAATCCATATATTCAATGGAATACTCTTAGACCTAAAGCAGTAGCTAGTGTAAAGAATAAGATGTTTGAAGATAAAGGTTGGAGAAACTTTTTCTATAATAGTACGTTTGACCCTAGAAATAGTTAAAATATGAATATTATAGCTGAACTTAATTTAAACAAAACTCCAAATAATATAAAAAGCGGTTCTATTGTTGGAGCTAAAAATATAACTATTGATAATACAGCTAGTTATATTACAAATGAAGCTGGATTTAAAATAGATTTTCAAACTGAAAATAGTAATGAAAAAATAGTTGGTTGTATTCCATGTAATAATGAAATAGTTATATTTACTTATGACGGAACAAATAGTTATATATATAGAAAACGAGATGGTCAAACTGCACATAAAATAAAACATAATTGGAGTTGGTCTGGAGGAGAATTGGTTGGTGATTATACATATAATTATAAAAAACAACTTGTTCTTATTTTAGGTGAATATGGCGTAGAAGGTAAAAAAATTCCTCTTAAAAGCTGGGTACTTACAGATAGTTTAAATGAAAACGATGAATATCTTGATTATAATATTTGTCCAAATATACCTAAATATAATGTAAGTTACGATGTATATTATAATAGAGGTAATCTTCTTTGTGGTCAATATATTTATTTTATTAGATTTAAAATATATGAAAACACATATACTAATTGGTTTCAAATAACAGATGGTATTAATATTGTTAATTTAGTTGAAAAAGAACGACCTGTTTTAAATTATGCTACTAGAAATGACAATGGCTCTAATTATGAAATTCATCAAGCTACGATGAATGAACTCGATGAATATATTTATCCAAATATTCTCGTTAACGATATTAATCATTTAAGTAATAAATCTATTAAACTTAATATTGATATAGACGAAACCATATTTAATAATTTTCAATTAGGTTATATATTTAAAAAAGAAAGTGAAGTTGTTGGAAGAATTATTGGCAACTTTGATATAAATACTCAAATTATTAATATATTAGATAATTCATATTTAGAAGAAGAAAGTATTGATGAATTTGTTAAACAACCTAATCAGTTTTATAATGTACAAAATGTAAAAGTTTATAATAATAGAGCATATATAGCAAATTATGAAGAAGAAGATAATGAGAATCTAGGTGATATACATTGTAAAGCTGGTTATGAATTAATAGATTATAAAGATATTTATGATTTTATTCCAAATCAAAATGATGATGATTCAAATGATTACGAACCTGAAGAACCTGAAGACCCAGATGAACCAGAAGAAATTATTAATTGGAATAATCTAAACATTACATTTAATATAAAATGTAAAAATACTTCTGGTAATACACAATATACAAATACAATAGAATGTAGAGGTATAGAAACTTATAAACAAGGTGATAAAATTTATATATATAACCCAAAAGAATTTATTAGTAAATATATAGCAGAAAAAATAAACGTTCGTACTAATATTTTTGGTCAAAGAGATAGAACTTATACTGCAAATAGTAGATGGATTGTAGATAATTACACATTTGCTTTTATAATAAGAATAGGAAAATTTTATGATAGTCAACATATAGAAATTGCAAATAATTTTGTTGGCGATGAACTTAAAGATTTTAAAATCAGATTAGATGATAATAGAAATATACTTATATTTGAAACTGATAATCAAACTATTGAGCTAAATGGAGAAATAGGTTTTGGAATTATATGTAAATATAAAAAAAATGAACAAATTTTATATTATAATTGTCCTGCTAGTTCAAATGGTTACTTTATTATAAATGATTTAGGAACAGAAAATATTGATAATGTTGAATTAACTAAAGCAACAATAGAATGTACTCAACTTAGACAAGTTCCACGACCAGGAATAGGTAATATACCAAATGAAAGTAGAATATTAGATTTAATAGAAAATAATAATAATTATTTTAATAGAACGTTATTGCCTTATCAAGCATATAACTTTTATATACATTTTATTCGTCATAACGGTAGTGTTACAAATGGATTTAAACTTATTATAGATGATATATTTAATAATTTACAGAAATTTAATACTATAAACATAAACGATAATCAACTTGCATACAGTTGTATTAATAGTACGAATATTGAAGGTAAATTGTTAATACCACATTTTGATATAGATACGCCAAATAATTATATTGGTTATTTTGTAACATACGAAGCATTAGAAAACAAAATATTTACAGCTTGGAAAATAGATAAAACTGATAGATTTGGAAGTAGTGTTGCTGATATATCTAATCTTGAAAATAATACAAGATTTAATAGTAGTGCATATCTTTATGATATTGGAAATAATATAGGCAATATTGCAATTAAAAATTATGGGTATGTTAATGGTGAACAATTTGAAACTCTTAAACATATAAATAAAAGTACAATAGAAAAACATTTTAAAATAACACCTAATAATTTTATTTTTAATAGTCCTTATATATTTTATAATAATAATACTAATATATATAATAAAATATATAAAACTTTATATAGACTAACTCCAAACGTTTATAAAAATTATAATGAAGAAATATATAATAAATCTTATTATCTACCAGGTTTTTATCAAAAAGAAATAATACCATATTTTTCAGAAGAAATTATAGGTACTATAACTAGTGAATATTTTGTTAGTCCTAAAAAAGGCGGTTCATTTGGTGTATCAGGTAATAATAGAACTCGTTATCCAAGATTTTACATACAATGCGTAAATGAATATAATTATAGTGAATTTCCTTATTTTGCATTAAATATAAAGAAAGATTATTCAGAAGCTACAGTTAATTTTGTTGATGTAAGTAATAATAATAATCCTAATAAAGGTATTTATTATAATAAAACATTTATGCCTGTAGATGTTAAAGATTTTATGGAACTTCAACCCTGTTATTATGAAACTCCAGTAATTTCTTATACAAATTATAATAAAAACAATACAAACGTATTTGATAAAACTATATATAGAAGTGATGTTTTTAGTGATGAAAGTTTATACAATGGATTTAAAAATTTTAATGTAGATAACTATAAAAATATATTTGAAAATAAAGGTGCTATAACTAATTTAGTACCTATTGGACTTGTATTACTTGTACATACAGAATACGCTTTATTTGCATTTGATAGAAATCCTAAACTTTCTCTTCAACTTAAATCAGAAATACCTGATACTTTTGATACAGATTATCAACAAATAATTACAAAATCTTATGGTGGTCTTAAAGATAAACATCATTCAATAAATACTACATTTGGTTATATTTGGTATGATGAAGTTAATAAACTTATATTTAAATATGATGATGGTAAATTTAGTCTTATAAGTTTGCCAATTAACAATTTTCTTAAACATCTAGATATTAAAGATATACGATTTGGTTTTGATAATATTAATAGTAGATTAATTATAAGTATAATAACAGAACAATACAATATTATAACGTTAAGTTATAATTTTAATACTGAAACTTATATTAGTCTACATGATTATTATTTAACTAATTGTTATAATACTTCAAATATAGCTTATATATTTAATAATACTCTTTGTAATAATAAATTATTTATTTATGACGTAACACAATTTGATTATAAAGATATTTATAAATCTACTGATGTAATATTTGATATTTATAATAATTGTGATAGATATATAGATATTATAATTAATAGTAATTATGAAATATCTAAATCTATTGAAAGTATATCTTATGTATTGAATCAAATTATAGATAATTTTGATACTATTACTATTAAAAAATCAATAGAAGAAAATCTTAATAGAAGATATAGTGGAGATAAATTATTAATATATAGTGATGAAACTATTACAGGAGAATTAAATATAAATTGTGATGATGGACATAATGAATTTAATAATTATAAATATCCATATTGGGATAAAGGAAAATGGAATTTAAATTATTTTCGTAATAATGTTTGCACAAATACTAAACCAACAACTAGTGATACTCAATCATTAATATATGGAAAATATTTTGTTATTAGATTTATATTTAATAATAATAGACGTTTTAAACTTGAAGCTATTGAAGTTAATACAAATGTATATTAAAATAAATAATTAAATAATATGGCACGAATAAATAGTAAGCTTGCTTGTGGTGGTCGTAAAAAAGCATCATTTGGAGCAATACTTGGAGGAATAAATGCAGCTACAGGAATAATAGGTAGTATATTTGGAGCTAATACCGCTAAAAAACAACAAGAAGAAGCTGAACGACAGCAACGTAATCAAATGATTATGCAACAAAACGCTCAACTTGCTTCTACATATAATTCTGCATTAGCTAGTAATAGTAATCTTTCAAATATAGATTATACAGATAATATTATATATCGTTGTGGCGGACGTAAGAAAGCTCTTAATGGTAAACGTAGTAAACTTACTATTCCTTATATTACTGACGGTGGAATAGCTATACCGATGGGCAATGGATTATCTCTTCTACGGGGGGCGACACATGAAGACATTAATGAAACAGGTCAAACCGGAATAGGGATTCAAGTAGGCCGTAATCAAATAGAAGCACAAGATGGAGAAGTAGCTCAAAAGAAAGGTAGAGAACTTCGTATATTTAGTGATGAACCATTACTTTATGGAGTTAGTCCTGCTGATGCAGTACAAGCTGGTTATAATCCAGATGTTGTATTTACTGCTCAAGAAGCGTATAAAGATGCTAATAACATATCTGACGACGGTACTCTTTATAAATGTGGTGGAAGAAAGAAAAAAGCAAATGGTGGTTTAAGTAGGAGTAAGAATTATGGCTCTAGTAAAAAACCATATCCTAGTGTAAAAGCTAGTGATTTTGCTGGTGGTGGCAGAAGTTATCCTATTCCGACAAAAGCTGATGCTAGAGATGCACTTAGGTTAGCAGGACTTCATAATAGACCTGATGTTCGAGCTAAAATATATGCTAAATATCCTAGTCTTAGACATAAAAGTAAGTTGGGCAGTACAACCCCCGTAGAAGGGTTTAGATATAAAGCTGAAGATGGTATTAATTATATTTTACCAACTATTACAGCAACTGCTAAACGGGGTAATCGTAATTGGTTTTATCCAACTACAGTTTTAAATATTGATAATAGTCCTATACCACAAAGTTTAGCAGACTATAACTATGTTGCTCCAATTTATACTAGTACACCTGAAAATACAACATATTTAGATAGGCTTGCACGTAGTGCTGCTAGACAAGATAAATGGGGTATGGATGTACGTGCTTCTGATTGGCTTGGACTTGGAACTGATTTGCTTGGAAGTGTTGGTCTTGGAATATTAAATAATGCTTTACTTGGAGATATTGATGTTAATTATACATTGCCACAATATGTCGATGAAACTCCAGTAGCATTTGATACTACTTATCATAATGGAGCACAAAGAGCTAATGTTGAGCGAAATAGAATAAATGTTCGTAATACTATTGGACGTAATACAGCTAGTGCTAATACCGCAGTTCAACGTATGCAAGCAGCTGATACTTCAGCTATGATGCAGCAAAATGAACTTTGGGATGAAAAAGCAAATAAAGAAGCTGAACTTCGCAATATGGCTTCAACCAATGAACAAGAAGTTCGTGCTAGAAATGCTGCTGCTAGAAATGCTTATTATCGACAAGTTGCTGCAATTAGGAATGCAGAACAAGATGCTCGTAATCAATTACGTCTTGCTAGAGGTCAATCTTGGGCTACTTCTTTACGAGGTATTGCTGGTGCTGCAAATAACTTCTTAGGTCAAACAAGACAACGTTATGAAGATAATCAAGCAAGACTTGCTTATATGTCTGCTGCACAACCGGGAACAGTTGCTCGTATGTTGTCTGCTGGATATGGAGATGATAATCTTGCTTATAGATTATATCTTATGAATGAAGCAAATGATTTGACTGCTCCTATAGCACCTAATCAATCAGATTATGATTTGACTACTGATGCAGGTAGACGAGCTTATAATGAAGCAAAACAAAGTTATAATAATGCTCTTATACCTTACAATGATTATATGAGTATTAAGAGATTGAGTGAAGCTCGTATGAGAGGAAGATTAAAATGTGGTGGAAAATTAACACGAAAAAAGTAGTCAGTTGTTAATAAATAAACTATATTTGTGAAACTAAAATTTAATATTATGCCTAGAATAGATATGAGTAGTTTTAATGTAGGTCTTGGAGAAGTAGCTCCGAGACCTATTATTCGTCAAAATATAGAAGCATTTGCTAATGCACTTGATAAAATTGACGTTAATAGTAAAGAAGCTATTGAAAAGCGTAGCGCAATAGATATAGCTTTAAGTCAAATAGAACTTAATCCAGCTGAAGATGAATGGAAGTATAATTATGCTAAACGAATACGCGATAGTATAGATGCTTATGCTAAATTTGGAGATTATAGTCAAGCAGTTAATGCTGCAACTACAGCTGCTGCTACAGCTATTAGTAGTCCAGAAATTACTGGACGTATGAGAGCACAACAAGCGTATAAGCAATTTGTAGAACAAACTAAAGCTCGTACTGATATAAATCAAGATATTAAAGATTGGGCATTGGCTCAACCTGAAAATCAATATAAGTATGAAGATAAATATGATAATGCTTATAATATAGTTGGTGGAACTAAATGGGAAGCAGGTAGAACTCCTGTTACTCAAGTTAGTCTTGCTCAATCACTTAATTTAGTTAAACAATGGGCTAGTGCAAATGCTGGTGGTGGAGTTACAGATGTAGGTTTTGTAGGAGCTGATGGAAAAATAACTTCAGATTATAGTAAAGGAGTTTATGGTATGGCATATAAACGTAGTGGTAAATGGGAAGTTTTACCAGAAAGTAAACTTCGTGAAGCGTGGAATGCTGTACTTGATTCTCAGCCAGGTCTTAGAGCTAGTCTTCAACAAGATTATGATGTAGCTGTTTGGAAGTTTAAACAAATGACTCCTGAAGAAAGAGCTAATGCTATAGATAGCGATGTTTATGATTATAGTAGAAATAGGATGTATTCTCCTATGGAATATCTAGAAAAACGAATAAGTCCTGCATTTGAAGCTATGGCTTATACTCATTCATATAATGATATTGAATTTGGAGATGGTCTTTCTAGATATGCTGCTGCGGCTGGAGCTAAACAAAATAAAATGAGAAATTTATATGAAGACCAAATAGAACAAAGTAAAGCTATTGAAATGACTGGTGAACAGTTATTAGATAGTACATTTGCTAATCTTACAGGAGGTATAAATGCTCTTAGAAATCTATTTCCTAATTTAAGTAAAAGTAAAGCATTTAATAATTTACTTAATCAAAGAGATTATGACGGTCTTGCAGATTTATTATCTAAGAATATTACAAGTAGAGACCCATATATTAGACAAGAAGCTAGAAAGACAATTAATTTATTAAGAGATGAAGGTGCAACCTATAATAAATATCTTGGAAAACTTACACCAGATGAAAAAAATAAATATGAATTTAATATAGCAATAAATACACATAGCGAATTACCAGCAAATAATCCATATACTAAAGCATATTGGTATAATATCGATAAAGCATTTAGAGTAGGAGAAAATAATGAAACAAGTGAAATGGGTTATGTATGTTCAGATAATGATTTTGCAAATATTGCTACCGCAATAGGTATAACTAAACCTGAAGATAATTTAGAATGGCAAAGACGTGGTTTTAATATTAAAAAATATAATGGAAGAACAGTTGTTTCTTTTGATAGAAACAATAGATATATTCCAGATTTTATGACAGCTATTATGCAAGATAGCGGTTTTAATCATGTAATAGGTAAAGCATATGGTACAAAAGGTTTTCTTAGATACGATAAAGATGGAAATATTCAAAATAGAAGAATGGCAGGAGATGCTATTCAAAATGCTGTAGTAAGTTTATTTGGTGGTACGCCAGATATTGATTATAATCTTGAAAGTATATATGATAATAATGTTACAGGAGAAGCTGGAGGTAGTATGTTCCAAGGTATTTTAAGAACTCTAGCTAATCCATTTCAAACATTAGAAGATATAAGTCAAAATGTACCTAAATTTATTGCTAACCAATTCATTCCTGGTGCAGGAGGTTTAATAAAATCTGTAACAGATGATGAAAATGCTGGTTTATTAGCCAATCTTGCTAAAGATGATAGTCCTGGTATAGATATATTTAATGGCAATATATATACAGATGATGGTAGTAAAATAAATGCAAATCCTGTACAAGTTGCAAATAGTTTTTCAAAACAAGCTATGAAAGCATTAAATCTTGATAAAGTTGTAGATGAAATGCCAATTTATGAAGATAGTATGCGACGAATGGAATTATGGAATAAATGGGAAAATGGAGAAATAACTGACCAACAACTTGAAAAACTTGATAAACGTTATGAAAAACAAGATTTAGAGAATGTTCTTGCACCAGGTCTTAGTTCTTATAATATTTTTGCAGATAACGCAGATGGAGTTGGTAATCTTAAACTGCTTTCTCAAGAAGATAAAGAAACTATGAGAACTAAACTATTTAATGCTTATAGTCAAGGACTTCTTGAAGCTACAGGTAGTTGGAATCCTTTAAATAATACTTATGGAACTCTATTTAGAATATTTGCAGGAAAAGATAAAGATGGTAATTATATAGGTGCTCCACAAACAGTTTTTGTAGAAAGTTTAGGTGCTACTCAATCTGCTAAAGAATTTCAAAGTGATACTAATACTAGAGCAAGACATATATTGAGTAAAGCTAGAGCTTTAGGAGCAGAACAAATAACATTAGATGATGGAAATAAAATAGTTCAAATAGGTAATGATTCTGTAACTATTGTTAATCCTAGTGGTAAAAAAACTACTGTTAGTTTTGAAGATGGTAGACGAGCATTAACGCATTCATTAAATATGCAAGAAGCTAAAGAATATATGACTAGTGGTATGATTACTACACAAGAACAATTAAATAATTTAGTCAATAATATTCTTAATGACGCAGGAATTACACAAAATAATCCAAATTATGCTGGAGAATTTTTAAGAGTAAGTTCTGAAATTATTAATTCTGTAAGACAATAATAATATGAATATAGATGAAGTTCTTAATGGTGTACAGATTCTTAATCCAAATTATACAAAAAGTAAAAAGAATCCTCAACCAAAATATATTACTACTTCTAATCCTAATATATTAGGAAATAGTTTAGCTAATAAATTACAAAGTGGAGAATTATGGAGTGGTAGAAATCTTAATTATCTTACTCCTTATAATTTTGAAGATTATGGTATTACTCCTAATAGAACTATAATTAATCCACAAAAAGAATTAGCTGAAGCTCAAAGTGCTTGGAGTAAATGGGGAAATGCTGCTGCTCAAACTCTTGTTAGTGAAATTGGATTAGGTACTTTAAAAGCATTTAGTGATATTGCAGATGCAGCTATTGGTTCAGTATTTAGTAGTAATAATGATTATTCTAATCCAATTAGTGCTCAACTTGAAAAATGGCAAGAAGATTTTAGAAATAATGTTGCACCTATTTATACAGACCCAGATGTAGATATATTTAATGGTGGTTTAACTAATGCCGGATGGTGGGCTAGTAATGTTCCAAGCATTGCTAGTTCACTTACTTTGCTTATACCTAGTACAGCTATTACAAAAGGTTTAGGATTAGTTGGTAAATTACTTACTAAATCTAGTAAAGTTAGAACTTTTGGAAATAAAACAGCAAATGCTGTTGAACAAGCTCTCAATTGGACTAGAGGAAAAGGAGCTATTCCGTTTACTATTGAAGGTGAACAACGTGCTAAACAATTAGCTAGTATTGGTGTTAATGCTGCTCTTCAACGTACAATGGAGAATTATCAAGAAGCTAGAGGAGTATATAATGATATGTATAGTCAATCTAGTGAACAACTTAATAATATGTCTAATGAAGATTATGCAGTATTTATACGTCAAAATCAACAATTTTTACAAGATGAAAATGTTGATATAAATAATCGTGATGAAGTAGCTAAAGCTATTGCTCGTAAATCTGCTGATACTACATTTGGAATAGATTATGTAAATATTATATTTGATATTGCTCAAATGTATGCTTTACGAAATGTATTTGGTAGTGAACGAACTTCTAATGTTGGACGTACAGCACAAAGAAGAGCACAACGCGAAAGTATTAAATATGGACTTAAAGACCCAGCTGAAATAGAAAAACTTAAAAAAGCAGAAAGTCGTTGGAGTAAATTTAAAACTTCTGCTGGAGATTTTCTTTATGGCTCTAAAGTAGCAGTTGGTGCACAACTTAGTGAAGGTGTTGAAGAAGCAGTTAACTATATTGCTCAACAAGAAGGTATGAATACTGGTAATCTTCTTTTTGGAGAAGGAGATAAATCTAGTTTTGATACTCGTCTTTCATCATATATGCAAAGTCCTGAAATATGGGAAAGTATGTTTTGGGGTACACTTGGTGGTGTAGTATTTCAAGCTGCTGGTAGTAAACTTATGAGAGTTAAACAAACTCTTGAAGATAAAGCTGATGCTAAAAATAAAAAAGATAGAGATAATATTCCTACTCCTAGTTGGAAATCTCTTAGTCAACTTCCAGAAGTACAACGTAAAGTTAAAGATATAGAAGATAGAGCAATTAAAGTTCGTCAGCTTGCAGATGACATTAAACAAATGCGAGATAAAAACGAAATACCTCGTAGTAAAGATAAAAACGGAAATGCTCTTGCATTTGATAATGAACAGCAAAAACAAGCTGCTATTCAAAAACGTAAAGATGATTTCATTACAGATATAACTCTTAAAGCAAATAATAATGGTAATTTTGATTTACTTAAAGAATATTTTGCTTCAGATGAAATTCGTCAAGCTATGATAGAACAAGGAGTTGTTAGTGCTGAAGATTCTAAAACATGGCAACAAGAAGTTCTATCTAAAATGGAAAGAGTTAGAGAAACTTATAATAAACATATTCGTAATCTTAATTCTATATCAAGAGATTTAGATACTCGTAGTGGACAAATTCCTCTTGAAGCTATACAACTTGCTGCAACGCAAAATACTAAAAATGAACTTAGTATTCAAAGTCTAGAAGATGCTAAGCAAACCATGTATGATGCTTATATACAAGTTAAAAATGAAGCTATAAATAATAATAAAATTGATGCACTTTATGATTACGAAAAATCTATTGAACTTCAAACTCAATCAAGAGAACTTATACAACTTTATGATACTAGAGATGAAATTTTAGAAACTCTTAAAGAAAATGAAGATTTAGGTCTTCGTTTAAGTCTTGACACAATTAATAAAAAAATTACTCGTCTTCAAAATTCAATAGTTGCCAATAGAAATGAAGTAGGTTTATCTAATCTGCTTTATGCTCTTAGTCAAGTAAGTGGTATTTATAAAAGTCGTAATACAGAAGTAGATTCAAAGAAAGCTAAAGACTTAGATGCTCGTATTATTAAGGCTTCAGAAAATGGTAATTTTGATGACGTATTAGATTTTGTTGGTTTAGAAAGATTAAGTGAGCCACTTAGTGAAACAGCTTTTCAAGCATTTCAAGGACGTTATAAAAATCTTGCTAAAGATACTCGTAATGTAATTACTGAAATAGGTAAACTTGGTCAAGAAACTATTGATAATTATCGTCAATATATTTATCTTGATGATGCAGTAAATGATATTAAAGATGCTATGATAAATACTAGTGACGATTTATCAACATTTGTAGGAGTAATTAATAACACTCTTAATGAAAGTCGTCAAAGAGCTATTAAAGAAGCATCTAAAAAGATTGAAGAATTATTTGATAAATATGGTAGAGAAACTCTTGAACGTGCAATAAGTGCAAATTATTATGGAAATGAAGCTGCATATAATACGGCTGTTAGTCAATTTGAAACACAGGTAGAACGTGATGATTTACGTACTGCTCTTAAAATTCTTGATTTTAGTAATCCAAGTAATACAAGTTTATATGATAAACTTGAACAAATGTTTGAGTTTCGTGAAAAGATAAATGCTGCAAAAGCTAAAACAAGAAATGAAAGAACAGTTAATGAAGACAGTGAGAGTTCTACCACAAATCAAAATCCCGTACAAACGGCTGAAACTGACAGCTCGATAACTTCATCACCTCAAACATCCGAAACGTCCACAGCGCAAGAAAATGGCCAAATTTCAAATATAGAGCAACAACCGACACAGGCTCAACCACGATTTTTAGCTATATCAGAAAATGAAAATGGTGATGTTGAATTTAGTATTAGAGAGCATAATGATACTGGTATTCAACTTGTTCCTTCAGTAGAAGATGGAAAATATAAAGTTAGAACAGATAGAAGCAATATTTGGAATAATAGAGAACTTTATGATATAAAAGAAGGAGCATCTATTATTGATAATAATGCGAAAGTTGTTCAAGAGCCACTTATAATTGTAGATAGTAATGGTAATGTAGAAGTTGATATTAAAGGTATTATAGCACCTATTAATGCAGAGGACAATACAACCCCCGTAGAAGAGTCTACACAAGTACCTGAAAGTATGAATACCCCTAATGTTCCTGTTATTCCTGTAGTAGATACTACTCAACAAAATAATAACTCTGCATCAACCTCTTCTACGGGGGGCGAACAGTCAACTCAAACTAATGCTCCAAGTAAGTCTAATGCTCCAAGTAGGTCTAGAGCAGACGAAGACATTGCGCCAAGTGAAGATATTAGTAATGATATTTCAATTAAAGTTAATGCAGATGTAATTCCAACTATTAAAGATTTTATTGGAAGAAAAGAGCCATTTAGCATTGATGACATTATTGATAGTTTAAGAAGTAAATATAATATAGATGATGTAGATAAAGATAAACTTGAAGCAGTTTTGGCTAAAGTTAAAGCTAATCCGTTATATAATAAACTTATCACTAAAAGTAATAAAACAGTCAATGCTATTGGTGATATAATTGATAGACAAAATAGAAATTCAACTATTATTGAACAAGGTACTGAAGGACCTCGTTTTGATGAAGCATATAGTAAAGCTGCTGAAACATTATTTGAAGTATTTAATGCTCAAAGTGACCCTATAGTTGTTCAAGACAGAGAAGGTAATAAACATTATTATTTTAAATTTGAAGATTTACTTCGTTTTTGCAATGAACAAAGTGGAGACCCAAATATAGCAAGAGCAATTTATACTATGCTTAAAAATTATATTGAAACTAGGTCTCAAGATGCTAAATATCCTTATAGAATAGTAGATGATATAATTCAAACTGATGAACAACTTGTATCAGCAACTTTAAGTGAACAAGAAGCTATTAATCGTAGATTAGGCGAATCTATTGAACAACGTGTTTCTGTTAAAGATTTAGTTGATAGTATTGATAATCAAGAAGACAAAAATAAAATATATCAAGAACTAGATAAACTTCAACCAGATGATGAACTTCAAGTTCAATTTGATGGACGCGGTTTAAGAATAGAACATGATGGTATTCAAATAGGTTATTTACCAAATCCTAGAATTACTCCTGATGGCGCATATTTAGTTATTAATGAGGGAGTATATTATAATCTTAAAAAAGATAGTAATGGAGAAATTCAATCGCCATTAAAAGATATTCTTATTAGTTGGATTACTCAAGAAAGTGATTCAGCTAGTCAAATAAATACACTTCTTTATGATATAGCATTTGGTAAAAGAAAAGTTACACAAGATGATATAGAGTTATTTAAACCTAATCCTGAATTTAAAAGACTTATTCAAAATGGTTTAATTCAATTAGATGATGCTATTAGTCAAGATGATTTAAATAGAAAATATACACAAGTTCTTAATCATTTTGCTAAACTTTGGAGATATGTAAATCGTAATTATATACGTAGTAAAGATAATATTTCTGGTGCTCTTGAAAATAGCATTGATAATTGGTTTGAAAAACTTTATGATAGTTATGATATAATAAATGCTTTAAGTAAAAATACAAATAGTTATTCAGTTAAAGTTGCACGTATAGGACAACGAGGTCTTAATATACCATATAATTTTAAAGAACACGGTTATAATAGCAATGAAGCTAGAGAAAATTCTCCACATATAAATGATGCTCTAACTTCACAAAGTAGACAAACTTTTGCTATTGGTTTTGTTCCTTCAACTAGAAATCAATATGGTTTTGCTGATACTTCAGTAATGAAAATTACTAATGGTCAAACTATTACTAATATTGGTAGTTATCATGTTGGTCAAACATTTGGAGTAATATATGATTCTAGAGGAAATGCTTTTACAACTACTATTTGGGGTACAAGCGTTAGAGATAATAAACTTAGAGAAACTGGAAAACAAATAGTTTCAACTATTGAAAATGAGCTTAATAAATTAGTTGATGATTATTGTAATGCAGTTCCAGGTAGTGGTAAACGTTTAAAAGAATTTATTGAATGTATTTGGAGTAATGGTAAAAATAGAAATAAAAATAGAGGTATATTTGGTGGAGTTGTAACTAATGAATTTACTAATACAGAAAATGGTATAGTAATAGCTATTCCGGGTACTCAAAAAAGTATTAAGTTTAGTTATGGTTTATATCAAAATAGACCTCAATTCAAATATAATATTAGTAATGGAGCAGAACGTACACCATTTGTTTCTGCAAATGTTCCTGTTTCAGAAGGTAAAACTCATAATGAATTAATTAAAGAGTTATTAAAAGAATTTCTTGATAATTCTAGTTTTGATTTAAACTTTGATGTTCTTAATTATCAAATAAATAAAAATAATTCTGTTGGAGGTTTTTATCATACCGATTCAAATGGACTTTATATTGAAATTCCAAATACTCGTGAAGGTCAAGAATCAACTAAAATACGTATAGATAATTTTAATGATTTTCTTATAGATAATAATCTTCTTAAAATTAATCTTGGAAAACAAAAAGATTATGATGGAAGTGAAACTAATTTTAGTAGATATGATGAAAATAATCCATTAACTAATGAACATCTTTATATTAAAATAAATGAACGTGAAAGTAGAATAGAAGAACTTGATAGAAAAGAACAAGAACATCAAGCTATGTTACAAATAATTGGTAACAGAAGCAACGAAAGAGTTAATAACTTAATGGATGTTCTTAATGATGCAAATTGGAGAATACATAAAGGTAAACAATTAGTTCGTATATTACTTGGTAATGATTTTGCAAATTCTCAAATAAATAGGTTGTTAAATAATATAAATGGTATTTCTATTGTTCCAAAAAATATTATATTTGACAAAGACTTGAAAACTATTGCTCAATATGATATTGAAAATAGTAGAGTTAAAGTTGGAACAGAATGGTTAAGATTAGCTGCAAAAGATGGAACTAAATATCAAGCCGTTCGTAAACTTATTCATGAGCAAATTCATGGATTACTTCAAAATCCTGATAATGTAAAATATAGAAATGCTGTTGCAGAAATTAGAGATTTATTTAGACAATATCTTAATGATAATGAGGATAATATTCCGAGTAGTAAATTACAACAATTAAGACAATATCTTTTTGATAATATTGCACAAGTTAATCCTAATTTAGCATTAGAGGAATTTCTTGTTGAAAGTTTAACTTCTAAAGAACTAATAGAAACTCTTAATGAAATTGATTATGAAGGTAATAATAAAACTGAAACTAAAGAAAGTTTATTCCAAAGATTAATCAAGATAATAACAGAGTTTTTTGGTTGGCCTATTCGTCAAGGTAGTCTTTATGAATATGAGTTTCAAAAACTAGGTGATTTAATTCAAAGTAATCCTGATAAAGTTATTAATAGTAAACCAGAACTTACTCAACAAAGTGAGTCGGAATCTACAACCCCCGTAGAAGGGAATGTTGCACAAACTGAAACTCCTGTTCAAGAACAACAAAGTACATTAGATGAAAATGATATTCCTCAAGATGATATATTTAATAATATGGATTTTGATAATGTAGGTAATGAATATAATTCAACTATTGCTGAATATGGAGAAATTCCTAGTGTACAAAGTTTAGTTAATTCTATGCCAGTAGAACAACAAGCTAAAGTTGTAGAACAAATAAATGAAGGTGAAATAAACGTTAGATGTAGATAACAAGTAGGAGCACTATTTGCTCCTACTTATTTTGTTTTATATAATAATAGTAATATTATGGAATGTAGTTTAAAACTTAATGTTGAAAGTAAAGCTCTTCGCTCGTTACGTAACATTGTTGGTAAAGACGAAAAATCTTATCAAAAATATGTTGCAGAGGCTGTAGCAAATGGTGAACCTACGAAAGGTTTTAGCGATTGGTATGCTAAAAAGCATGATGGAAAACAACCTAATCTTAATTCTAGTAAAAGTGTAGATATGGCAAGAGAAATAATTGAATATTATTATCATGCCAAACCTGATGGAAAAATGTCAGTAATTACAACTTCTACACAAAATAATAGTAGAATTATTAATGGTTATACTTCTCCAGATGCTCAGCAATTTGCTTATAAATTTGTTGCAAATGAAATACTAAAAGCATATAAATTTGATGAAGCAAATAATACTATTCCTGAAGAAAATAAAAAAGAACATTATATTAAAAAAATAAAATCTACAGTTAATGGAATTTTAGCTGCTCGTGTAGCTAAAATAATGAATATAGACAGAAATGTAGCTATTGCTAATATTCGTAAAGGCGGTTTTAAATATCTTGATGAAGTGTTTAATAAAGAAAATACTACAGAACAAGATAAAAATATATATGCTTTATTTAAAGAAATAACTAACAATACAAGAAGTGAAGTTAATCCTAATAAAACATATTCTCAATTATTTTTTGAATATGTATTTAGAAACAGTAAACTTCAAGAAATTAGAACTAGACGAGACTCTAACAGAGAAGAAAGCGATAGAGAAGAAGAATTTGCATTTGATGATTTTGAACCTTCTATTGAAGGAGAACAATCAGATGTAGATAGCGATGAACATAAAGATAGAACTTACGAAAATTATGATAATCATGATGGTCTTGTAAAAGATTTTAAATCTACTATTGATACTAAACTTAAATTATATCTTGCCACTTTACCACGTCTTAATAGTACAGAAAAAATTAATAATCAAAGAGATTTTGATTTTAGTAATCCGTTTGGTGTACCAGATACTATGGATACTGAAGAAAGTTATTCTATACTTTATGATAGTGATAGTATAGATTATACTACAGCAGAAACTATGTTAAATAGTTTAATGGAAGTTGTAAGAAATATTCCGGGAATGGCTGGTTTTGCTAAACTTATAGATGATTTAAATAATGATTATGATTTACTTAATAATTTTTATCGTACATTTAGTAGACTTGCTATTCCTAAAATGATAACATCTATTGAAGATGGTCAAGCTAAAACTTTTATAGGTAATAGAGTTACTCGTAAAACAGATGCACTTCAGTTTGAATATCAAAATAGTCTTAAAACAACTATTATAAATGCTGATGAAGATATAGCTCGTCAGACTTATAATAAATTACTTAATGATATTGATACAACATATAATACTAAAAATAAACTTAAACGAGAAGCTAGAGAGAAACAACTTCTTAACGATGTTGCAAATTTTGTTCAACAATTTTTTCCAACTGTTGATAAACAAAGTATTGCATATTATATGCGATTTAATGAAAATCAAAATGGAGTTGTTAACGAAAAAGAAAATATACAACGTCTTCTTGGTATAGTCAATAAAGTTATAGGAAAAATAAATAGTAGTAAGAGTGCATATACTGCAAAAACTGTAGCTATACAAGAAGCTAGAAACATAAATAATCTTCTTGATAAAAGTAAAAATCCTAATTTTCCTAATCAACAACTTATTTGGAATCAATTTAGCGATGGACATTATCCACTTGCTGAAAATTATAGAGATTTAAATAGTCTTTATAGTATTAGTTATGTTGACGCAGAAGCATCTTATGCAGCTACTGAACTTGCTAATCTTCTTAGTAAATTTGCTTCTGTTAAAACAGAACTTAATTCTTATAATGTAAAACATAATCGTTCAAGTGATATAATAAATGATAGTTTTATTACTAATTTACTTAAAACTCTAAATAATCCTAAAGCTCTTATTGAATATGGTAAATTTAAATTTAGAGGTCATCAATATGATTTTAGTAATATATTGCTTGAAAAAACAGATGAACAGGGTAATATTATAAATAGAGGATTATTTAGAAAAATAAATGGAGAATTACAACCTACAGAATATGCTTCGCAATTAATTGATGTTAGTTTGTTCAATGGAGCAACAGATTATTCATCAAGAAAAAATGCTGTATATAATGAAATGAGTGAAGCAGATTATGTAACAACTGCTTTTATTAATTTCTTTAATTGTGAACAGAAAGACGGACTTGGTTTTCAATTTGCTAATTATATGATGCGTACTCCGTCTGATGCTCCAAAGAATTTTGTTATTACTGCTCCACGTTATTCTACAAAAGATTTAATTATTATAGAAAATGAAGAAGATGCTCAATCTATAATAAATAATCAAATAAATGATATTCCTGTTGTTTCACAGGAAGACATGAATAGTAAATATACAACTCTTACTCCTAGAGTTATAAGTCGTCAAGATGCTATTCGATATATTACTAATTCAAAACTTGGAACTATGCAAGTTAGAATTAGTGATATAAATGAAGTACGTAGTAAACAAAATGATACAGTTAGTGTCACATTGCGTTATCAAACTAAAGATGGCTATAATGATATAATAATACAAGGAAAAAGAGGAGAAACAAAACAAGGCCGAGTAAGTTTAGAAAATCCTCAGTTAGTTGGTATTGCATCAGACGAACAATATGATACTTTAATTCTTAATGATAATCTTCGTCAAGAATTAGAGAATCATTATAGAGCTGAAGCTATACGAAGTGGACAATTACGTACTACTATAAATGAAAATCATCCTATTTTTAAACAATATAAAGATGTATTTAAACAAGAGCTTACTGATATGAATACAGCTCTTAGTCTTATATTTGATAGAAATGATGATGGTTCACTTGCAGGAGATACTCCAACCTATAATAAACGATTTAAAACTAAAGCTCAAAGAAATGCTTTATATAAACTTTATCATTATGATGGTGAAGTAATTAAAAATAGTAAACTTACAGGTAAAGTATTCCATAGCGATAGATTTGGTCTTTCTCGTAATGGAGTTCTTGTTCAATATATGAACGATTTAATAAGTGAAAATGAAGATGGTAGTGGTGTATTCAACCTTCTCTACGGGGGGCGAGATACCAATAATCAGCTTAATACTAATGCTAATGGTGAACTTATTATTACTCCTGAACAAGAAGCAGCCATAAATGTTAGACTTAAAGATTATATTAAAGATTTTGTTGCAGAGCAAATTGAACGTATTGGAGAATATAGAGAATTTATAAATAATACTGAAACAATTACAGATGAAAAAGTAATTGAATTTGGTATCAATTATAATCTTGCATATTTATCATTTAATGATATATTTGAAGGTGATAGTAAATTTTATGAATCTGCACAAGATGAATTAAAACGTGCTAAAGAAGTTCAAGGTTCAGGTGTACCTTACGGCATTGTCGATATTACTAGATTATTTGATAATAAAGATATAATAAAGAAAACTGTAACACTTTCTCCTCTTAATGGGCAAACGTTTGTTAAACGAAATGCTAACGGAACTACAGAAGAAGTTACTATACCACAGTATGATAGATTTGTAGGAGTTACTATTACTAATACTCTTAGACCAATAGAAGGTACAGAAAAAAATAGTAAATTAGCAGATAAACTTACAGCAATATATCAAAAAGAAAGTAATTTAAGTGAGCGTAAAGCTAGAAATTTAGCTAATGCTTTTCTTGCTGCATATCAAAGTGGTAAGAATAAAGTAAATGATGCACAATCTTATATTACTTTTGAAGAATGGGTTAGACGTGTAGCTGCTAGAGGACAATTTGAAAAATATAGACCTCTTATTGAAGCTATATATGACGAAAGTAAACCTGTTGATGCTCAAACACTTCGTCAATTTATTCAAGTTCAAAAGAACTTCTATTATGATATAACTTATAATTCTGATTTAGGAACTTATGCTCCTAGACAGATTAAAAATGCAGAATTTGTACTTGTTCCAAGATTTATCAAAGGAACACAACTTGAACAAGTTTATAAACTTATGCACGATAATGGTATTGACCAACTTAATACAGAAGAAACTTCTAAAGCTGGTAAATGTAATGTTCTTACATTGTGGGACAATGAAGGTAACATTGACTCTAAAATAATAGAAGATTTAAATAGAAAAGAAGGTGAAGCTGTTAAAAGTCAATTCATGAAACAGCTTAATGAAGCTAAAGAAGCTTATAATTATAATTATCTTTATACTCAACAAGAAACTCCTCAACATGCTAATGCTCAAAATAAAGCGGCTATTCAAATAATGAAAAAAATACTTGATAATATTAGTCCTGATAGTCCACTTTATAAGCATAAACAAGAATTTTTTAAACTTTATTGTGCTAATATTAAAGAAAGTTTTGATGAACTTAAAAAAGAACTTAATATTAAAGAAAAAGAAGACGGAAGTATAGATTTAGACTATAACGTATTGTTTGATATGTTTATGGATGAAGCAATGCGTCAAGGTCTAGATAGTAATATGCTTGATTATTTTACTTATGATGAAACTAGTATTGATGATTATCCTGAAACAATGATGCCATTATATATGAGTAGTGTTTCATCTAAATGTGAAAATATTGCTCAAGCTGTATTTAATAATCGTATTACTCGACAAATGCTTCCAGGTTTTCATGCTGCACAAGTAACAGGTGTTGGTTTTACAAGACTTGGAGATAAAATTGAAGGAGTTGAATATGATAAAAATCTTCGTTATCATCCAGATGGAAAGCTTTATATAGAAGTTATGCTTCCAAAAAGTATGTTTAGTTTTAAACTTACTAATGAAGATGGAAGTCTTAAGACAGATAAAGATTTACTTGATGAACTTGAAAAAGAAGGACTTGATAAATTTATAGGTTATCGTATTCCTACTGAAGGTAAACAATCAGTAGCTATAATGAAAGTTGTTGGATTTGTAGATGATGCTCTTGGTTCAACTATTGTAGTTCCTGACGGTTGGGTTACTCAAACAGGTTCTGACTTTGATATTGACTCAATATATGGTATTAATTTTAATACAAGTATTTCTCCAGATGGTACTATAATTAAAACTCCTTATATAGAAAGTGCTACTACACTTTATGAAAATTATGTAAAAAATAATATGTCAGAAGAAGATTTAGCACTTACTGAAAATAAAGAATTTAATTATAATAATTATGCTATTGAACATAATCTTCTTTCAAGAGATGAATGGAGTAAAGAAAATCCAGATGCTGTTATAACAGGAAATACACGTCAAGCTCGTCAAAATAGACTTCTTGAAAATATGCTTGCTATTCTTTCTAGTGATGAAAGTCTAGAAGAAAATCTTTCAAGAAGTAATTTTGATAATTTAATAGATTCTCGTAATAAGACTAATCCAACAGCTATGGCTCGTAGAGCACAACGTAGTGCTTATAACTTCTTTGACCAAGCTGCTTATATGTATGATGCAATGAGTGGTGCTAAACTTAAAGCATTTAGTGTAAGTAGAGATACATTTGTTTCTATATGTAATACTGTTAGACCTTTTATTAATAATAATTATAATATATTTGCAAGTTATAATCTTGATAATTATGATTATAATCAACTTGTTAAATCCTTTGGAGAAAATAATGTTCAAAAAAGAGGTAATTATGCTTTAGTTCGTCATAATCGTTATGGCTGGAGTTTAGATAATAAAAATGTAGTTGGTAAACTAATTACTCCTTATACTTCACAAACTACAGCACATATTCTTGATGCAATCAAAGAAGGAGCTATTCCAAATGAAAATGATTTTACTTTTGCAGTATTTAAATGTTTACCTGATATGGGCATGGATTATGATACTGCTGTATCATTTATTATGCAACCTGCTGTAAGTAGAATTGTAGATAAATATAATAGTAATAAATCTATTTATAATATTGGTTATAGCAATCCTATATTTGATGCAATTAAAGAAATTATTTCTGAAATAGGAGTAGAAGTAAACAATAATGATACTCTCGAAACATTAAGAGATAAAATAAATAAAGATAAAGATTTACTTGCGCAATTTAACAATGTTATTGGTGCTCCAGCTACTAATAAAATAGATATTACTCCTGAATATGCAGTTAATATTATTCTTGATGCTGAAAAGCAAATAGAACGAATTAAGAAAAATGAGTCTAGCACTACAACCCCCGTAGAAGAGTTGAATGATAAACTTTACGATTTAGCTATAGCTCTTAAATATAATGCTCTTAATGATTTTGCACAAAAAATAGGTAGTATTCAAAAACTATTTAACCCAGATAAATTTGGTGCTAAACAAAGTATATTTGCTACAAATAAAGTATTTGATGATGCGGTAGATTTATTGAATGGACATAAAGCTAATAATGATATTATACCTTTACATGTCGATGGAAAGAATATTATTGAAGCTGTTTATCCAGGTATAGATAAAGGTGCTGAAGCATTTTCTAAAAGTCCTGATATGCAATCTGCTTATCCTAGTCTTTATTATTTTCTTAAATATAGTTCTGCACAAAGTGTAGTTATAAATAAAACTTTATTTGCTACACAAAGTGATATGTTTATTGGAATAGTAAATAGAATTACAGGATGTTTTACTAATGGTAAACAAAAAATGACAGAACAAGTTTATAAAGATTATCAGAACTATATTCTTAATTATCTTTATACTTATTCGTCAAATGATGATACTATTAGTAGACCTATTGCTTATCATAATGGAGAATTTCAAGCTGTTGTGTATGATGACCCAAATGTAGAAGATTTTGAACAAGAAAAAGAACGTATATTTGGTTATAGTAGAACCCCAGAAAATATAGTTGTCGATAAAGAAGGTAATACAAAAGAATTTACAGTTGAAGATTTAAATAATCCTACTGAAGATGAAGTTAATGAATTTATGCAACTTAGTCCAGCACAAAAAGTAGCATTTATTCAACAACATTTTAGTAATAGTCTTATTGGTAAATATCTTACTACTAACATGTTTAATACTATTGGTCGTAATCAAGGTATGCAAACTATTAGATATATAGAAGATAATGCTAGTATTGAAACTGTATATGAAGAATTTGAAAATACTTTCTATAATAGTAATCCTTTACTTAAAGCTACAGCTATTGATTTAGTAAAATATGCTTTTATAGTTGAAGGATATAGAATGAGAAGAAATGCTGTAAATAAAGTAATTCGTAATACTGTACTATTTAGAGACCTTAATACTAATGGTGCTATTGTTGATGGTATGGGAGTAGTTACGAAATTACACAATTTATTTTCCTCTCTAACAAGCGTTCTCCGTGGAGATGTATTATCGTCCATACAAGAGAATTTCATCCGTCAGAGCGAAAATTTAACGCAAATACAGGCATTTAGAGTGCAACGAGACAACCGTAACAGATACGATTTAGCACAATTGGAGACAGGTCTAATACATCTTAATATAGATGCTGATGCTAGTCTTATACAACGTTATGGAATTGGTTATGAAGTTTACGATAAAGAAGAACGTAAAACATATCTTGCTACAAATAATTATGTAAGACTTTCATTCAATAAAAAACAAGGAGCTACACTCTATAGAATTAGACTTGTAGGAAAAGATATTTTCTTATATCCTATTAATCCTCTTTCTGTAAATGAAAATAGTACATGGAGTGCGGATAATAATAAAAATAAATATCCTAGTAAAGCATTTTATCAACGATTAATTGAAAGTTTTGTTGGAGATGCAGTTACTTTTGACCAAAATTGGCTTACTAATTATGTTACTAAAGTAACAAATGAAGGTCAAGCACCAGAAGATACTATTAAACGTCATTCTAGAACTACTACTACAGAAGCTAAACCATTTGATATAAATAAACCTCAACCAAATGAAGTTGGTGGTTTTGATGCTGTAGTTAAAACAATTCAAAATGAATTTAGTAGTGATAGTAAATTACCATATATTTGGATTGAAAGTAATGCGCTTAATAATTATATTAAAAACGTTGGAGCAGAAAATGGTAGTACACAAACTATAATAGTTAATGGTGTTCCTAGAACATTTAGAATACGTAAACTTTCAAGAAATGCTTATAAATACTGGCTTAAACATGAAAATAGAAATAATGATTTAGATAAAATACAAAATAAATCTAAACGTAAAGTAATATCCAATTTACAACAAAGAACAACCGATGTTGGAAAAGATATTAAAGACGCAAATATATTTGTTATAGAGCCAGTAGATACTACTAATTTAGAAGTTACTACAGGACAACTCAATTCTACAATTAAAGAAGCATTAGAAGAAGGAGTTAAAGGTTTTAAAGCATTTGCTTATAATGGTAATCAAGAAGCAATGCAAGCTCTTGAAACTATACAAGATGTTACTGGTAGTAAAAACGGAGATATCAAAGAAAAAGATTATCTTAGTACACTTCGTACTACTACAGAATTTATAGAAAAAACTGTAGATAGTATAAAATATGATAGTAATAACTTTATAGAAGATTCTACTCTTGGTTGGATAGGAATTAATAATCCTAAAACAATGGATATAATTAGGAATAATGAACAAGAAAAACAACGTTTTCTTAAACTTATTCTTAGTGCTAAAGCTCTTGTAGAAGATTATCAAATTTATAATGATTTAAATATTGATAGTCAAGATGAATCCATGAGAGGATATATTAGAAGAATACAAAAAGCTATTCAAGAAATATCTTCTTTACCTTTAATTAATGAAGCATTTATTAATTTTGGTAATGATTATCTTGCTAAATTAAGTGATGACCCTCGTATTCAAACTGATTTACTTACTGTATTTGATGGTTATAATGGTACAAGTTTTCTTTCCGCAATGATTGGAGATTTACAAGAAAGTGGTAATCCTCTTGTACAAATCATTACTAATCAAATGCTTAGAGATATAGATGCTAAAGAATTTCAAATGCGTGAACGTATTAGAGAATTTAGAAAATTTAAAGCAGATATATATCGTAGAGCTAGAGCAGCAGGTAAAACTATTGATTTAGATAAAATAATTGATAAATATGGTTATAGACATCAAAATTATAATGATGAATTTAAAGAAGAAATATTAAAACTTCGTAAAGAAGTACAAGATGCTGAACAAACTTATGGTAAATGGAGTACACAAGCATCTCTTGCTCGTCATAAATATGATAAATTTAAACTTGACCATACTGAACAAGAACTTATAGATGATTATTACAAAGAAAAACTTGCTATTGAAGGTAAAATGCTTCAAGACGGAATAGGTTATGAAGAAGCTAAAATAGATAAAGATAGTGTACTTTATGACCCTAATTATAAACCTGAAACTGACCCACGTTATATAGGTTTTAGATTTATACTTCAAGAATATAATCGTCTTAAAGAACAACAACGAGAAATTCGTCGTCATATTGATAATAATGGTAATCTTGATCCAGCATATCAAGAACAACTTAAAAAAGTTGAAGATGAATTATATCATTTAACTGCTCCTATGTATAGAGATGAATTTGGTAATTATAGTCCTAGACAATACTATGACCCAATTAGTAATCCTATGCCTGATAGAAGTAAAGATGAAAAGGCTTTTCGTCATGCACTTCTCTACGGGGGGGCTAGTGCAAATGCACTTAGAGAATATATAAGTGCTATGTCAGCTCTTAACAGAAAGTATTATAAATATGAAGCAGAATATGGTTTTGAAAATGAACTTCAAAAAAGACTTGATATAATTGAACGATATGAATCAGAATATAGAGATGCTAGTGGTAGATTAACTATTCCTATTGCTCAACTTCTTACTCATAAAGATTATGCTGCTGCTAAAGCATGGCTTGCTCATAATGCACGTTTTGTACATTCACAAGCATATTGGGATGAAATTACTACTTTAACAAGAGAAGTTAATGATGGTAAACAAGGTAATCAAGCTAGAGCTTTAACTCGTCAATATGCTAAATCTAAAGATGCTTATGATGAAAAAGGAACAATAGATGGTAGAAAACTTACTGATGAACAGATAGCTAAAATTAAAGAAGAAGAAGAACGTTTCTTTGACCATCATCAAAATCCTAATTTTAGTGATAGAAGTTTAATTAGTAATGGTAATCCTACAGGAGAAGTTTATACAAGAGAATTTTATAATGCTATGACTACTGACGGTGCAGAACAAGATGCTTATCGTCAATTAGTTAAAGAAATAAATTCTATTCTTGAACATATTTATTATACTAGAGAAAAACTTGTAAGAACTGATGAACTTGATATAGAAACATTAAGGAAACTTAATGAACTATATAATAAACTTGCAGCCACACAACGTAAAGCTGGAGCAACTAATGGAAAAGAAGTTGCTAAATTTATGCACAATAGTGTTGACTTTAATATAGACCAAGATAAATTTGATATGATTAATGCTTGGGCTAAAGAAAGAGCTGTAGAATTAGGTCAACCTTGGTATGATGCTTGGTATGCGGCAAATACAGAAGTTCAATATACAGAAGATGGAGATATAATTGTAGACGAAAATGGTAAAGCAGTTCTTAAACCAAATCATTTCTTATATGGTTATATTACTCCTAAAGAATCAGTTAAAGAAAAGTATATAGATAAGAAAAAAACTAATGCTCTTAGTAAACTTCATGAAATGACTATTCATAGTAATACTGAATATTATTATGAAAAGTTTAGAGAAATGAAACTTAAAGGAGAAGAAGCATTTAATGTTTGGTATGATGCAAATCATGTATTTAATCCTTATACTAGAAGTTTTCAACCAGTTTCATGTTGGACTACTACAGAACCTAATCCAAATTATCTTAAAAAGAATGGAATTGAAGGCAAATGGGAACCTACTTATATAAATACTGTTCGTAAACCTAGAAGTGGAGAAATAAATATAGAAGAAGATACTATTGATATAGATGCTAGAAATTCTAAATATAAAGGTCATGGTAGTTCTACAGCTTCTAATTATAAAGTAGGAACAGGTTATGATAATCAAGTTCAACTTAATGAGTTTGAACAAGAAGTTAATGATAAATTTGGCGATATAATTGAAAGTTTAACTAAAACTGATGCTAGTAGAAGATTTGCTAAAGAAGGTCGTATGCCTTTAAGAGCTATACCGGGAGAAACTAATTGGAAAGATTATGCTAAAGAAGGTATTAAATTTCTTGGTTGGGCAGAGCCTACTGATGGTTATGACGAATTTTATTCTGACGGTAATCTTAGGTTTGCTCATGATGTTACTCCTCAAATGCCAATGACAGCTCTTTTACATAGTAAAAATGGAGTTAAACTTGAAATTAAAAAACCAATAGAACCAAAACTTGAAGATGCTGATAGTACAGAACAATATGAACGAATGATGGACGATTATAATAAACGTCTTGATGAATATAATAAAGCTAAAGAACAATATGATAAAGATTTAAAAGAAGAAAGTGCTAAAATAACAGATAGAGCATGGTGGGACGTAATGGAAGAATTTATGCTTCGTGCAGCACATTTTAACGCTGTTCAAGATAATAAATATCTATTCTATTACGGTGAACAAATGCTACGTAATCATAGAGTATTTGATTATAATTTAGGTAATTCACATTTAACAAAAGATACTCTTAAAAGTACAGATGAAACTACTCAATATGTTACTAAAGAAGATAAACAACTTCATCAACAATATATAAATTGGGGTAGACGTCTTATTTATGACCAATATCGTGAACGTAATAAGCGATATACTAAACTTGGTAATTTTATGCAAAATCTTACAAGTAATGTATATATGATGCTTAATATTACAGGAGGTATTGCCAATCTTACTGCTGGAAGTGTTCAAATAACTGGTGAATGGATAGCTAAAGAATACTTTAACGGTAGTGATTGGGCTTATGGTATGAATATGTGGAGAACAGGCGTTCCTAGTTATATTGCAAAACTTTATGATACAGATAGTACAAGTCTTGCTGATGCCATAGTTAAAGCATTTAATATTATTGATTTTGATGAAATTAATGGTCTTAATTATGAAAGAAGTAAACTAAAATATCTTGAAAGATTTAGAAATCTATTGTTTAGTCCACAAGCTATGGGAGAACATTTTATGCAAAATAGTGCAATGTTTGCAATGATGAACTCACATCGTCTTGTAATCAATCCTAATCATAATGAAGATGGTCAACCTAAATATAAAGCTGTAAATCTTAATGAATATATTAAAGATTTAGGTAATACAATAATGAAAAATATTATGACGGAAGACCAACTTATAGATTATAAACGAATGGTTAGAGAAATTAAAGCTGATGCTGATAAACTAAAACAATATAATCTATTTAGAGAAAATCTTTCTACTACTTTTATGAGTAGATATTTTAGTAAAGAACAAAAAGAAGAATATAGACGTAAATTTAAAGAAGCTAAAAAGAAAGCTAAAGAAGAATTTGAAAATGATGAAGTACATCCTAAACTTATTAGTCAATTCAAACTCGGTGAAGATGGTTATTTAGCTTATGCTGATGATTCAATTCTTGCTCAATTAGATGAAAAAGATAGTTCTGCTATACTTGCTCAATTTAGACAAAGAGTTATATCAGTAAATAAAAAGATACACGGTGTATATGATAAACTTGGTGCAGCTCAAATTGAACGTACTTGGTGGGGTAGACTTGTTACTCAATATCATAAACATCTTTATCCCGGTATAATGAAACATTGGCGTAGTAAAGGTTATTATAATGAAGCTAGAGGAACAATAGAAAAAGGTATATTTACTTCACTTTATGATTTTATCAAACTCAATATTAAATCAGCACAAGCTGAAACTGGTATGAGTGATAGTCAAGCTGAAACTACTAAAGGTATTCAAAATATACTTAAAATAGCTGTTGATGCTTGTCTTAATATAAAACAAAATTGGGGTATTTTACCAGAAAACGAAAGACGTAATATAGTTAGAGGCTTAGCTGAAATAGCTGGAGCACTTAGTGCAATAGCTATGACAATAGCAATTAAATGTATTATGGAAGATGATGATGATGCAGAAGATAGTTTACTTTTAAATCTTGCTCTTTATGAAGCTGACCGAATGGCATCTGAAAGTATGCAATATAATCCTTTCTTTGCTGTAAATGAAGCTAAAAAGATGTGGAGTAGTCCAGTAGCTGTACTTAGTATTGTAAAAGATGTTATGAATGCAGGTGCATTTATTGGTGGTTATATGCTTCAAGGAGATAATTTTGACCCATATTATAAAACAGGTCGTTTTGCTGGAGACCATAAACTTTGGGTATATCTTAAACGTCGTATTCCTGGTTATCGTCCTATTGATAATCTACTTCATATTGATGAAAATAATAGTTATTATAAACTTGGTGATAATATACTTAGTATAGCACCAGTTGAGCCTATTGTTGAATGGATTACTGAATAATTTGGAATATTAAACCCCCGTAGAAGAGTTGATGAATGAAATCATTAGCTCTTCTATCAACAATAATTAACATTATAAATTTGATAATATATGACATATTGTATATATTTGCATTTGCGATGTTCCACTTCACAGTGGTTTATATAAAGTAAGTCTTGTTGTTTGTAGCTGACACAAGAGGAGGATTAAAAGCTACAGCAGTTCACATTGGCTCTGCTAGACCAAAAGCTAATGATATTGTTCAATGGTGTAATGGTAGCACAGCAGATTTTGGTTCTGCTAGTAGTAGTTCGAGCCTACTTTGAACAACTTGTGTCTTAGTCATAATTTAAAGGTTTTTGAACGTTTTTAGATTAAATGTTAGTGGAAATGTTAAAGATGATGTTAATTTTTATCATTCATAAAGATTGATTTTTAAATAGCTTGGCTAGTGATAGTCAAGCTATTTTTGTATCTGCTAAAACAATATGTATCGTATATGTTACTACTAATGTTTAAAAAAAAGGTGTAAGACATCCTCACGGACATTCTACACCAAAACTTAGATTATAACAGAAAAAAGTTTCTCTTATAAGCCGTTTAATTTACACGGCTGATATATTTATCATCTAAGACATTTCAACGCAACAGAGCCAACGCAAAGCGGCAAATTTACTATTTATTGTCGGTCGCTTACTATCTCAAAACTAAATTCCTCACCATACCAGCCATTAACACTTGTAGTAGTATCTGTTTCATATATTCTAGGTTGAATAGGTTTAACATCAACCATATTATTTCTACTATTAGAATGTCCTATAATATATCCAATTATTATTCCAATAAATATAAAGTATATATATTTTATTATTTGTTTCTTTGCATTTAATTCCATATTTACAATTATTTAAAAAATAAATGCCGCTACTTTCACAAGCAACGACATTCGAGCAATTAACATGTTTAATATAATTACTATGCAAACAAATAGAATTTATTTCATATACAAATCAATCCAATGAACGAGAACAGGTACTGGATAACTACCTTCACAACGAAATCTAGGTTGATTATCAACAAGAAAAATAGTAGTAGGATAATCTTTAACATTACATTGTTTAAGCAGTGTTCTACTAACTTTTTTCCAATCTGCATTTTCTTGCGTAATATTACCTAAACGATGTACTTGCTTTATAGCTTCATGTACATTTCGTCGTTGTACTTCGCAACCAATACAACCATTGGTAGTTATTACCAATATCTTTTTATCAATCGTTTTCATCATTATTATCTTTATCATCTACATCGCCTAAATTGCCTGGCTTAATACTAGCTACTCTTTCAAGGTATTGCCCTTCATCAAAATATACACCTCTATTATTAAGCCTTGCTTCAAGACATTCAGCATATTTTTTCATACTAGCAAGTTGAATAGCTTGATTAGCGTATTCTACTTTACTAAAACTATCAGATTTATTATCTGATGTATAAACTTCTTTTTCAAGTTCATCAATACGTACAACAAGTTGTGCGTGTTCTTTTACTAGTTCATTTGTATATTTATCCATAATTTTAATTATTTATTTAATTATTTGTTTTGTTTGTACTACCAAATCCACCATCGCCACGTTCTGTTTGACCAAGTTCTTCTTTTGTTTGAACTTCATTCCAAATTATACGTTCACGTCTACGAACAAGAATTTGAGCTACTCTATCACCAACACCATATTCAGATTTGCCAAGAGAAGGGTCTATCATATCACGATGAACAATCATAAGTTCTCCTCTATAACCCATATTGTTACCTATAAGGCTCTTTATCCTTATATTCTACACTTTTACTTTTATTATGACATATATGTGTAGTTCAGACTATATCATCACCACTAAAAGTGGGCAGGGCACTCGTGTTAGCATTACTGACTTCATCATTACATGGTTAGTCTCGGCTATTAGTCGTTGAACCTTCAATAATATTTCTATTATAGCTTGGCTGCTGATTGTCATTGTCATTATGATTTTCCAGCAATTCACCCTGTTTAAAGACTCCAGTTATTCTACCTTTTGAATCTCTAATAATTTCTTTATGCTTATTATGTAATGAAGTATGTTCTCCTTTAGTTAAAGGAATAAGATTTGAAATATCATTATTTAAAGTATTTTCATCTTTATGATGAACACTAATATCTTTTTTCAAATAAAATTGTCCATCTATTATATCAAAGTATTTATTATCAAATAATTCATGATTTTGTTCAACAACATATCTATGATAAGGATAATAATCTTGAAAATTTTTATATGGATGATTATGAACTTTAATTTGTTGATATTTAAAACCGTTATTATAATAATAACTTAAAACTTCATTACGATAATTAGGATTTTTATCTCCAATAAATATCATACTTCTCATTTTACCCATACATTCTTTAGAACAAGTAAATTTGCCACTTTTACTACGTCTAATTCTACTAGGTTTAATGTATATAGGTTTACCACAAACAAAACATTTTACATTAGGTATATGTTCTACTCGTTTTGCAGCAGTTGCACAAGCAACAGAACAATAAGTATGAGTACCGCCATAATGTGGAGCCACTTCAAATTCTTTACCACAATAAGCACAAATACGTTTTTCATTATTTCCATTAACATTAAGTTTATTAGACTTACTATTGCCGTTAAGATTAAGATTAAGTAAATTATAACTTTCCATATCTATTTAATATTTTATTATACTCGGCAAATTTAATGAAAATATTAGAGTTCTCAAAAGATTTAATTAAAAAATTTAGAGTCTAACGTCCCTGGAGCATTTTGCATTACAGCACAAGTTTTAGTATTAGAACTTCTTGGACGAATTTCCATTTCATATCCTTCAGGAAGAGCAAAATGAAGTCCAGTATGATAGACTACTCGGCCATCATTTTTATACTCGATTTTATGAATATAAACATCCATACAAGCATCACCTGGTTTAGCATAAGTAGGAAGTTTGACTGTTTCATCTTCACGCCAAACTTTAACTTTACATTCATCAAGTTCAGCAAGAATACCACATGCTTCTTCTACATTATTATTATAATGTAAAGTTCTAAGAGCTTCTGAAATAACATCTACAATTTTACTCATTTTACTTTAAGTTTTAATTTATGTTTTAAATTACGTTTATTACTTATATAATTTATAGCATTTTTGCTTTCTTCTTCTTTTTTAAGTTGTTCTTCTTTTTCTTTTTCTGCTTTATATAGTTTAACCATTTTAGTAAGATTACCTTTATATACTTTATTTAAAGGTATAACGTAAGTATCTTTTTCTAAAATTCTAAGTAATCCACAATTTAATAATTCTTTAATACTTCTACTAATAGAAGCATCACTTATATTAATTGTAGTTTTAATATCTTTTCTATTTAATTTTAAAATATTAGTATCTTTTTTAAGTTTACTAAGTATTAAAATATAAATTTCTCTAGCTCCTAAACTACAATGATTATATTTAGCTAAATCTTCAAGTTTAAACCTAACAGAATCACTATTATAATAAATATCTTCTGAATATCTATCTCCATTTTTATCAATATTATTTACTTCCATAATATCTATACTGTTAAGTTCATTTTCATCTGTATTTAAATAATCATATATCATACTATTTTTAAGTTATACAAAAACACTGGATATTTTTTTATTTCTTGTGCAAATGTATGATTTATTTTTCAATAACCAAAAATTATTGGTAATTTTTTTCATTTTATGCAAAATAAAAACTCGCTAACTAATTGATAGTCAGCGAGTTACATCCAGTGTGATTGTCCCTATATAATATAATATAATATATGGTTAAATCCTTATGTTTATACCATACAAATATACTACATCTTCTTTAATATCTTTACTAAATTAACTATTTTAACTTTACTTGGGATATACAACCCCCGTAGAAGGGTTGACGATGCACATTACTACTTTGGTAAAAAGACATTTGAAAGCCATTATCACTATTACTATCTCTATTTGTAGTATTACTAATATCACTATTATCAACTACCTCAATGTGCATCATTCAATATTTCTTCTACGGGGGGGCGATTCGCTACACTTATAACTTCACCATAAATGTCTAGTAGTCCGGCACCAAGTTAAACAGCAACTCCGTAACCAGCAGCAGCAATAAGAGCTACATTCATAGCTTTATTAGCTCCACCATAACAAAGTCCATCCATACGTTTTTCACCAGAACTATTATCAATATTTGAATAATAACCTGTTACAGCATTATAAGCTCCCCAAGCATTACCAACTATTCTATCTTGACCTGCACCATTGTGATAATAATCGTACATAGCTACAATTTTATTAGTTTTACGCATACTTATTTTAGTAGCTTCAAGAGTAAAATAATCTTTACGAAAAAGTTTATCTAATCCAAATTTACTATCATATTCTCTAAGCTGTTCTTGTTCAGCTTCAGTAAGATTAAGATTAGCAATATATTCCATAACTTGTCTATCAGACATATTTATTTGTCTAAGAGCTTCATAAAGTTGTTTACTAGATTGAGCGTGTTCACAAGCTATTCTAAGTATTTCAGCACCTCTATCAAGTTTATCTTTTGCAGTACGTGTATGTCTAATACGAATATAACTATCGGCATTATTAAATGCACTATTTAGCATATTAGTACAGAAAACACGTATAGGAGCAAATAGAATATTTATAGAGCCACTACCATCATGACTATTACTAAATATAAGATAACTTTGAATAGGGTCTCCGTCTACTTCAAAATCAGCAGGTATTTTAGCACTAACAAATATTTTATGTCCATAACCATAATAACCAGCAGTTTGCCATTGTGCTCGATTATAACCTATAGCTGTATCAAAGAAGTTAAATGCTTCTGTATTTTGTATAACTTCATATTTAGATTTAACTAAACCTAAAGGTATATTCATATCTGTACGATATGTTCCAAAAGCATTAGGACATTCACGATATATATTTCCATTATAAGCAAATTCGCCTTCTTCTTCATTAACTGTATTATTTCCTTTAAGACTAAAAGGCATTTTACTTACAAGAGGACATTTTTCAACTTTAAAATCAAGATGTGATTTTTTCATTACTTCTCTAGCTGAATGACAATCGGAAACATCTATTCCAATTCCACAACTCCAAGGAAGTCCTTTAACGTCGTATGTTCTCATTTTATTATAACATTTTGTTTAGTAACTAGATTGCTCATATAATATTTATTATCATTATCTCCAAGATGAAGATTTTTAAGAAGAGTTTTATCTATCTTTGGAGTAACTTCAATCATATTAGTTCTATCACGAGCTATAGCTTTAAGTAAATCTATAGCTTTATCTGTAGTTAAATCACGGTATTTAATTGGAACTGTAATATTAAATTGAACAATATCTAAATCTTCTTCTGTAGCAGCAATAGAATCATTATATACTCCGCCATCTTTTTCAATAGTATTATTTTCAATAGCTTCTCTAAATAAAGTCTTAAAACTATCTATACTATCTATTTCATTAACATAACCAGCCCAATTTAATTGACGTTTAAATATATCTGCTAGTTTATCATATTCTTCTGATACTTCAAGACTAACAGATTTACGTGTACTAACTTTACCTGTTCCAAAATCAATAACTTTAGTACCAGATTTAGTAGTTTCTCCAAAATAATCAAGAGCATAAAGAATGAGTTTCTTAATACTTTCGATAGTCTTTTCTTTAGATAGTTTTAAATCATCAAGACGTTTCTTTTCAGATTTAATAAGTTCAATATCTGAATTAAGTTGAGCTATAACTTGCGTATAACTTTCAACTTTATTATTAACATCTGTTTGATTTATCTTAAGTTGTTCTTCAATTTCAGAAGTAAGTTCTCCACCATTTTCTTCAAGTTCTTCAAATATACTTAGAAGTTCTTGATTTAACTGAAATATATTCATATACGATATATTTTATTAAGTTTGAGGTTACAATCTGCGTTACTGCAAGTAAATTTTCTTAAAGGACAAGTTTGACAATGTTGTCGTTCACATACTTCGCAATCAAGCAACATAAGCTGTTTATTACTTACACGACGTGTAACATAAAGAACTCTTTGTCCTATTGGAAGATTACTTGTATCAAAACCACCATTATATTTACGAACATCTATAACAATAGTATTATTGTCTTTGTGTTCTTCAACAAGTTTATCTATTTTTGTCATACAAAATCAATAGCCATTGCTTTTGTTTTACTTTTAATTATATCAGCATTTTCTTGAATAATTCTAAAATTATTTCTTCTAGCATAAATTCTAGGTATCCAAGGAAAATGTTTTATAGTAGGAAAATGAACATAATCTCCATGAAGTTCAATATTAGTTGAAGGCCAATTAGTATTAATAACTTCCATATTATACTTCATATAACAATCTGCTCCTTTAATATTAGGATATAATTCTCTCCAACGATTAAGTTTTTGAACAGCTTGTGAAATAATTTCATATTTATGTCTTGGTTTAAAATTATATTCAATAAGAAAACGAATATATATAGGTTCATTTGGATATTGAACTGCATATTTATTTAACCAAGATAAAGCTGCTTCAACTGTAATTCTATAAGGAACTATACCATGCCTAATATAAGGACTATTAGGTCTAAAACGAATATCAAAATGTCTCACTCCACGTTCATATTGAACTTTTACAGGATTATTTTGACATCTAGCCCAAATGTTAAACAGATGTGCCCACCAAGGCACACCTGCATAACTAAAAGTATTATGACTTGCTAACATAATTTTTCTAGTTTTTTAAGTTTAGGTTTACAATCAATCCACATATAATTACACATATCAGGATTAAGACCATAATCTTTTAATAGTTGAATAGCATTTTCATTATATTTTTCTTCCTCTTCATCAGAAAGTTCAATATAATTTACTTCATTACTATCATAATTAAAAACTACTAACCATTGCATATTATGTATGTTTATATGATTTACGAGGACACCAAGCAAATCTATTTCTATAATGTAGATAACTTGGTACACCATTAGATTTAACATTGTTACGATGAACAACTACACATCCATAAGTAAGATGATTGAAATATTCCATTGAACTATCTCTTTTAAGTTCAGTCTCTCTTCTACTAAGAGAAGTTAAATCTACTTTATTAAGAATACTATCCATATCTTTATCTTTATTATTTATTTAACACTCTATTATAATATTATCGTCGTCAACAACAGATAAATCTTCATCCATCGTTTTTCTAATAGATTTAATATCGTAATAATCATCAGTTTGATTTACGCGAATAGTAATTTCACTATCATAAGGAAATTGTTTTAATTCGTCAATTAATTCTTCTATTGTCATACAAAATCATATAATGTTAAACTTATTTCATCATATAGTATATCTTTTACTTTTGTACTTCTACCATTACCTTCTTGACAAATTTCAACAGGTAATTCTCCATATCCTCTTTCGATAACTTCATCAAGTTTATCTTTTAATTCACTTACTGTCATTATATTTTTCAGATTTAAGTTGTTTATTAGATAAATCTATAATATCATTTAAATAAGGATTATTAATAGAAATACCAGCAATAATCATAATGCTAATATTTTATGATAAAACTTATCACGTTTTTCTTTTAAAACAACTATTAAAGCTTCAATATAGTCATTTATATCTTCTCTAATGGCTATTGTTGGTTCAAGAGTAACAAAACTTTTTAAAGTTTTATTATGTTCATTATATAACAAACTTATTTCATTTATAATATCAAATCTACTTCTATTTTCTTCTTTAGCACTAACTATAATAGAATTAGCAGATACAATAAAATCATTAATAAATTTACTATTTTCTATAATTTTATCTTGCTTTTCCATAACCAAGTTCTTGAAGTTTATCTTTAATCATATTAGCTATAATTTGAGCATTAGGATGCGCTTTACTACTACTTCTAAGATTATAAATATCCCACCATTTATCTACAGAATAAGTATAATAACATATTGTAGCAGTATCAAGAGGAAGTAGACCACGAGCGTCTTGATGAGATAAATTACACTCATTAATTAAAAATTTATAAGTAGCAAAACTTTTAGCACAACTTTTAAGAAAATTATATTCTTTAGCATATTTATTTTGTTCTTCAAGAGTAGGTTCTTTTATTACCAAACTATTTACATAATCCATAGCGTCATCTTTAATCCAATGAGGACGACAAATAGTACCATCTTCATAAACATATCTTGTACTTCTTTCAGTAATATTATTAGGACTTACACGATTGAGTTCACGAGATGTACTAATTTGAGTAGTAATTTTAAATGTATATCTCATCATTGCATAACCAAGTTCAGTATTACAAAAATAATTTGGTTCTACTTGATGTTCAAGAATAAGATGAATAAATGGCTCATTAACATGGTCGAATATAAAATTCTTATTAGTAGCAATATAACAATCATTACCGCTAAAACGAATATCTATATAAGGACAATGTTGATAAGTTACATCCATAAATGCAAGATTACCACTAGGTATAATAGCATATACATTTTCATGTCTAAATACACTAAGATGTCCAAGACGTTTTAGTCTTTCATAAAGTTCTTTAGGATTTTTAGCTTCATCTTTGCCATAACAAATACTAGCACAATTAGCTACATGAACAACAGGGTCTACCTGTTTAATAAGTTCAACTTGTGGTTCTATTATTCTCATAGTTTTATTATCTTTACTACTATTACTATTTTTACTATTGTTGGAATCTACAACCCCCGTAGAAGAGTTATGGAATTAATCTGCATCACTTTGACTAATATCATAATTTCCTGGTGTAGGTTCTTCATTATTAAATTTAATTCTATCATTAATTTTATTAACAATAGAATTATTCTTTTTATCTATCCAAGCAAGATACATAACAGCATAATTAGCTAAATCTCGAATAGTATCTTTAATACTTTCATTTTTAACAGCCTGACTATTAATAGGATTACGTGTAAGATTAATAATTCTATTCATCTTGTCATACATTCTACCAATAGCATAAGCAGGACCAATTTCTTCACAACCTCTATCAAAACTATTACCATAATCATGGTTTTTAGCAGCATAAAGGTTAATCATGTCTGTTACTACTCCTACAAAGTTGTCCACATCCTGTGTGTACAACTTGTCTTTAATTTCAATTTCTACTTTCATAATAATTATGTTTTATAGTTAGCTTACAAATATACAAAATATTTGGCACACTACCATAGAAAATATAATATTTTATTTTTCGATTTAAGCGCGCCAAATACCAAAATGGATGAATTGTTCACCGAATATATTTCAAAGCCACAGAGGGCAAAGAAAGTGGCAAATTTGGAATATATCAGACTGGAGTAGTCCACGGCCAAGTGCCAAGCACCATAACAAATTAACTATTATTACTATTATCACCATTAAATATAACACTAAAAGCATCTTGTTCTTCACTAGCTGTAGGCTCAATTTCTTTACGTGTTGTAGGAAATGTTTTAACATAATTATAAAACTTAAACATAGTCATATAATCACCATCAGTACGACTAAAAAGTTCTTGAACAGTGATAGCAAGTATATTAGCATATCTTTTAAACGCTTCACTACGACCATTGTTAAGCTGTCGATAGTCAATAGTAATATTTCTAATAGCTCTATCTATAATATTAAGTTGAGATTTCTCAAAACTACTAATAGTAATATTATTAGCTTTACAATAATTTACCATATTAGCAATATAAGCATGTAAAGCCCACATAACAGTACAAACAAATGCTCGTTGAATATTTGCTGTATAAACAAGTTTATTTTCACTTTCAGTCATAATTTATTCACATTTGTCTAAACCTAATTTAGCATAAGCAATTTCATCCATATAAAGATATTGTACTCCATTAGCTGTTGTAATAATAAAATCTTTAGCATCTTTGAATAATTCAAAATCTTTATTAAGACAAGCTATTCTACCAGTACGATAAATTTGTCTAGGATATACTTTATTATTAATAGTATGTGATTTTTCAGCATCTATTTCTATAATAAATATTCCTTTATCTTTATATTTAGAACATTCATCACAAGCATCTTTACTAATACCAATAGCTTTGCCATTAGCCTTATTAAGTTCTTTGGCAAGTTTGACACTAAATTTTCTATTCATTAGTATTTGTTCATTCATAGGTCTACCACAAATAGGACAAACTTCATGTACAAGAGCAACACCAATTTTATCTTTTGTTTTCATAATTTAAACTCCACTTTGACAACCAATAGTTAATATATTAAAAATAACAATTACAGCACCTAGTCCTACTATAGCCATAAGTATTATAATTCCTATTTCTTTTAAACAACCTTTAATAGTTCCATTTTCATAACTATTTTTATTAGGTTTCCAAAAGAAACTACCAAGTGCTGCAAATGCTGCAATAGTATAAGGAATAACAAATACAATACTAAGTATTATAAGTATTATATTACCAATAGTTTCCATATCAACATCTCTTCTACGGGGGTTGTAATGTAAAAATAACCCAACAACACCAATTACAGGTATTGCTGGGTCACCAAATTAAATATCTAAATAATAAATATCACCGTCATCTGTATGTTCTCTTAAACTAATATTAATATTTTGATTACTATTAATATCTTTAAGAGGACTATTATCCCAAATACTTTTAAGATTAATTTTAAGACGGCCATAATTATCAATAGAAACATGAGAGGCTCTTTGATTTAGAGGAGGGTCATCAAGTAAAATAATAAAATAATCATAAGTGTTACATTCAGGAACATATTTGTTACATAAAAGAACATAAGGTCTATATTTTATTTCTCTACTTAAAAGTTGTTTAAACTTAGTATCAAGCCAAGTTTTCTTTTTATCTATTGTTGGAGGAATTATATCATAACCACTTAGATTCATTATTATAACAATTTAATTATCTTCGCATGAAATGGAACTTGTTTAATTCCACTACGTTCTCTATATTCAACAAATGCTTGTCTACCTATATACCAACTTTTATTCTTTAATACAAGTTCTTGTTCATTATGAGGTGCATTAATAGTACACTCAAAACATTCACTATTTATATCATTTTTAAGAATAAATTTTGGTAAATTAGTTCTAACACCTTCTGGTACAATATCAACAATAGTAAACTTACCATCATGAATTTTCTTAAATTTCATCATAGCTTGATTACGTTTATCATACTGATATTCAGAAGTATAATTTCTAATTACGAGACCTTCAAATCCAAGACTAATAAAATTATCTCGAACTCTAATAGCATCATCGAAATTAGCAACTCTAGTATCAGGTAGAACTATAAATTGGTCTTTACAATTAAAATGTTCTTGTGCATTTCCAAATGAATAAACATGACGTTTAATATTCTGTTTACGAAGTATTGAACGTTCTATTGCACTCATATTGTCAATACATATATCATAACACCAAAATTGTAATTGTTTATGTTGAGGTAGAGAAGTATTTTTAACAAAAGAATTAAGTTCATTTACAGTATGAGCTGGAATATAAAGTTCTCCGTCAAGACAAACTCCTTCTTCAATCATCATTTCAACAAGTTGTTTACTAAGACTAGGAAGTATAATTTCATCCATCCAAGGAAGATTCCAACTAATACCTTCACGAGAAGTATAAGTAAGACGTATTGGATTAAACATATCGCTACTAATTTTAATAGCACCTATAATACATCTTAAACCATTAATTTTCCATTGTCCAAAATAATTACCTTTAGTAAAAGGTTTATTATCTTTAAGAGTTTTACAAAGCATTGGTAATACAAATCCTTCAGAAGTAGTATTATACTTAGGAAGATAAGTATTAAGATAACTCATTAAATCAATTCCATTTAAATTTTCTGGAGCATTATCATGAAGTTCTTTGAGTTCTTTATAACCTTCTTTTCGTTTAGCTTTAATTCTACTTTCAACTTCATTAACTTTAATAAGTTTCTTATCTAATAGTTCAGTATGACCATTAGTACCAACTAAACCATATTGAACTATTACTTGTTTATTATCATCTTTAATAGTCCAAAATATTGGTTTTCCTTGTGCATTACGTTTATACAGTATCATTTGGTTTTATAAGTTTAAGTGAAACTTTAAGTGCATCAAGTTTAGCAGCTTTTAATTTAGCTTTAGACATTCTTTTAGGTTTTTCAAAACCTGGAAGTATTCCTTCTTTAGCTTTACGAATACGTTTAGATTTATTTATGTTACGTGTATCATAAACTATTGGAGGATTTTCTTTTTCATAAGCTAAATTAGCTTCATGTCTTTCTGTTAATTTATCTAGCCAATATTCTATATTTTCTTTAATATATTTATTAACTACATAAAGATAACGACTAACATCTAACATATAAATATGACTAATAGTTTGTTCAGGACGCATACCATTTGACATAGTTCTAGTAGCATCTAAATAATGAAGTTGCTGAAGTAGGTAATTTCCAAGACCTTTTTCAGCAACTTCTCTCTTAATCATATTCACATCATCTTCTTTAAAAGGAATAATATAATCTTTCAACATACTTGTCTGAATATAATTGTTCGTTCTGGTTTACCAAGAAAACCATGTGCATAACGTGCCAAATAATCACATCTAAGAGTATCAAACCACATAGGTTTTTTATTAATAGAAACACATTGATGTTTATCATAATTATAATTAGAAGGAATACAAACTCCTCTAATTATAAGATGGTCTAACCAATTAAATGTTGAAATAATATCAATATCTTCTGAATCAGGATGAAAATCAATTATACCATAACAATAGATATTTGCTGGATTAATAGTAAATTTAGTATTACCACGTTTAATAACTATAGTTTTACCATTATCTATAAATTTTTCTTCTTTTTCTGTGATATAAGACATAATTACACATTCAGTACGTTTATCTAGTCTTTTTTTACTTACCATACTATAATAATCATTTCTAGTAGGTAAATCAATAATCACATTCTTTTTGTTTAAATCGAAGTTCGACATATTTAAGCGTATCTTTAATAAAACGATTAATTTCTTCTATAGTAAATTTATCATGTAAATCACTAAAATCTTTACATTCAAAATTCTCTAAACCGAGTTCTCCTCTTGTAATAAAAAGATATGGTATTCCATAAGTTTCTTCAAGATATTTAGCACCAGCTCTACCTGTTGCATCAAAATCAAGGAAACTTAATATCATTCCGTCTGTAGCAAGTTTTCTTTGAAGATATTGATATTCGTTTTCTTTAAGTCTATAATTTTCACTTGGAAGATTTACAATACCAATATTAAGTTTGGACTCTCGCCCCCCGTAGAGAGGATGTGTGGCAAGATGATTACCTAAACTAAGTCTATCTTTACTACTTTTAGTAATTATAATATAATCATAATTATAAAGTTCAAGATTTGGTAGTCCTTCAATTACATTGCAATTAGTTATAAATTTAAGTTGTGTTTTACGATTACGTAAAGGAAAATAAAGTTTAATAAGAGAAACACCTTTATTAGTTTGTCCTAGAAGATAAGCATAACAAGGGTCTTTACTTTTATAATAATATTTAGGTTCAGTGTCTCTTGTTCTATTAATATAATATTGTTCTACAGGATAAACAAAATGTGTATTTAAATAATTTAAATCAACACCCCATCTATTCCATATATCTTTATCATATTTATTCCAACTTCTAGTAACACATTCTATAATAGGTCGTTTCTTTTTACCTTGATTTAGTGCAGTTTTAATACTGTCATCAACTAAAGGGTCAACATCTTTTCCTTCAATAAGATTTGCAAATGTATAAGCAATATGTTTAAGAACAAAATAAAAATCTTCTTTATTATTAGTTTCTATTTGTCTATTACAAATAATACTCAATACATAAGCTACAACTCCATAAACATCTTCAAAGAAGCCAAAACCACCAAAATCTCTTACTTTAAGTCTTCCTTTAGCATTATATTGAATACCCATACTTTTATTAACATCATCATCTCTAAAAACACTTTCTATAAGATGATTATGTTCAATACAATCTTTTACTACTTCAAGAGGTATATCAAGATATTTACTAACAATTAATTCTTGACTAACTTTACTTTCTATAAAAGTTTTTGTAAGTTTAGAGGTATTAGGACTTCTTTTAAGCATAATTCATTCAGATAATACTGCAAATATAATAAATAATGATGAAAATAATAGTAATTTACGTGTTAAATAAATAAACTAAAAAAGGCTACTCCATTTGGAGTAGCCCCACTATGAACATCATTATTAACATTTACAGATTAAAACGGCATATCGTCCTGTGCGGCATTAAATGCTTCACTGCCTTGTGCTCCCATTTGAGGAACACCACCAGCCATAACAGCACCACCTGCCATAAGAGGATTACCTGCTATTCCACCAAGATTAGGTGCTTTCTTAACTTCTTTCGGTGTAATACTTTCTTTAGCAAGGTCAAGACGAAGTATTGTAGGAGGATTTTGTCCTTTCATTATTTCAATACAACCATTACCTATAAAAGTATCGAAACCAAGTTCTCCATTTTGAGCAACATTTACCCATTCATTTTTACGTTTCTTATGACGAAGTAGTTTCATCCAAACATTAATTGGTTTACCGTCTGCTGTCTTATAAACAGGTTTAGCTGTTTCACCATCAGCAAGATTCCAACTACCATTAAGCATAGCTGCTGCATTTTCAAACAACTGACGATAACCAGCAAGTATCTCTTCAGGGTCAAGAGCAACATAATTTCCTTCTTCATCATAATCTATAAAAGGAAGACTAAGTGCATCTTCTTCAGCTTCAGTAAGCTGACGACCTTTAAGATAAAATACATCAAGAATATGCTTAATCCAATTCATCACATTGTTTACCATCCATTCTTGACTTCCACCAGGAATAGTATCAATATTACTTTCTACTGGGAAAAGAGTTTGATAAACATGACGACGTTCATTAATGTTAGGATGATTACTTTCAAAATGGAATGTAAGACGAGGAACTTTCATATTAGGAAAACTCTTACTATTCTCACTTTGAGACCAATCAACAGTTACACTTTCAAGATGACCTACAAATAGACCATTTTGTGCTGCATCTTTCTCATGAAAACGAAGTTGAGCAACAGCTTGTGTAGCATTACTTACACCTCTACGAAGTTTTTTCTTTACATCTTTTGCAGCATTACCTTGCGCTTCGGTTGCTGCGGCTTTTAAATCTGCCATAACTTAATTAAGTTTTTAATTATTAATAAAATGATGATAAAAAATAAGTGGAGAATAACTTGGTTTAAGTTATCCCCCACTTTTAAAATTAACCTCTAAGTATTATCTAAATGAATAAGCAATTATTCAGCTGTTTCAGCTTTCTCCTTACCACGAATTATCGGGTCTTCATCAGATACAAACTCAATAGGATAAGCCTTAACCTCTACAACCTTGTAACCATTATCAAATGGAACAACAGATGCTTCATCAAGCAATACGTTGAACACACGGTTCTTCTTTGTCTTGTTCTCACCAAGGTCTTCCTTAATAAGATTCCATATTGCAGTATCAGTAAAGTTAAGTTGGAGACCAACACCTGTAGCACTTGAAGTAGTAGCTGTCTTAGAGCCTTCTGCAAGATGATACTTAGGAGACTCTACTTCATCAGGAGAAATACTTGCGAGAAGTTCCTCGTCAGTAGCATCAGGATTACCAATACGCTCTTTAAGAGCATCACGATTAGCCTCTACAAGTTCCATTCCATGAGCTTTAAGATAAGCAACCTTATCATCCTTACTCATACGAACTGCTGCCATAATAGGCTCACCTGTCCTCTTATACTTCAACTCACCTTTTGCAATAAACCATGCGGTAAATGCTTTAAGAATTTCTTGCTGACCCTCGTGAGTATCAATATCAATATTATTCTCTTTAGCGTATTCAACAATAGCGTCAGCCTTGTTTACTATTGCTTGCTCAATTGGCTGGATATTATTAAAGAACATTACGTTCTCACCTACTGCAATACCAAGAGCTTTACTTACGGCAGGAGTAATAGTAAACTTACCTGCTGTACTATTAGCAATAAGTTGAGGACCTGCTGCTACAGAAGCAACTTTCTGACCACCTTGAACACCTACGATACCAAACTGAATTTTGTTACCTAATTTCATAACATTAAAATTTTAATTGTTAATAATAAAAACTATAGTTTAAACACTATTTTAAATATTTATTTGGTCTTATGATTGAGAAACAATTTCTTGTATTTCTTCAACATTTTCAAAGTCACTTGGAGATAGACCAACATCTTCAACTAACTTAATTTCGGAAGTTTCCATAACTCCGAATAGAATGTCACTAGCTATATCTCTTGCACCAAGAGTAAAAGCTCTATGACCTATCATTACACGAGCATACTTTTTATAAGTATCTTTTTCAAAGAAACCAGCAGCTTGAGCTTCACTTAAACTAAAATGACTTGTGGCATGAAGTACATGTTCTTTACCATTTATCATTTTATATCTAGTAAACTTATATTCAGTAACATAATCTATAGGTTGAGCAGGTACTCTTATAACAGGAAATTTACCTTCTTTAGCAACACTAAGTGCTTGTACTCTATTAATACATTTAACACATTTGTCACTAACTTGAAACTCATTATAGATATTACCTTTTAAATCAGCATACCATTTAAGTGGATATACTCCAACTACATCATCTTTTGTAGCTTTTACAGCTTCATCGGCAGTACGACATAATTTAACATAACTAGGAAGTTGTGTTTCATTGTAAATCGTATTACCGTCTGTATATTGATACAGAGGAGTATAATCTTTACTACATTCCCAAACTACTCCTGCCCTCGATAATAACGACTTTATAATATGAATATCAATACCAGTTTTTCCATTTATTACATGGATATGTTCTATACAAGTTGAAAATGGTAGTTGCAAATCTTGTGCTCTCATAAGAACTGCAAGTCCTTCATTAACACTTTTAATACCACCTTTATCAGTTGCAATTATCTTCTTTAAAAATACTTCTGCATTAGCAAGTTGTTTTTCATCAAGAAGATTTAGAACACGCAAACCACTATTGACTTCTTCATGTCGTACAACTACTTGATGTTTATTAACATCTTCATTGTGTTCTGTTTGCTTATTCATTATTTCAAAGAGCTTTTGTTTTAATTACAATGCAAATATACAAATAATTTCTTAATCTACAATAACTACATCATTATTTTTATCATAAGCGACATCATTTTTAATATTATTAAGTAAAACATGATTTACGGGCAATTTTCTTTCCTCTAATTGCCTTTGTTCGAGAGAATTAGTTATATATAATGTATATAACTTTATAGAACTATTAAACTTGATTTTATCAAGTCTATACAAATATTCCTCTATTGTATTACACAATGGAGAAGTAATTATAACAATATCTACGTCAATATCAAGACGTTTATCAGGAGAATTACTAACAGAAAGACATCGAATAAAACCATTATTAAACATACTCATATATTTAGTACATTGAGCTTGCGCACCAATTTCTTTGGGTTTACCAGCTTTATTACCACTTTTATAAGTTATATAATGTCCGTGGTCATCAAGTTCTATAATAGGAGTAAGTTTATCATGGAATGGTTTACAAATAGCAGTTGAATGATTAGTATTAAGATAATTACTTATTGTACTAGCAAAATTACCTCGTTTACTAATAATAAGTATTTTCTTATCACTATTATTTTCTACTATTTCCCGAACAATTCTAATTTTATCTTTATAATCTGTTAGAAAATTAGTTCTTTCACGTATAGTATTATATGTATTTTTAGCTCGTTCATATAAGGCATTAGGGTTGAATAGAATATCTATCTGTTTATTATATTCGACAGACATATCAAGTGTTTTACTCCAACCATTATCTTTAGCAATTTGTCTACATATAGATTCAGCACTTTGATTAGTTGTTTTATCACCAATTCTAGCTTTATCCATAGTAGCTAAATCACCAAATATACTAATAGAAGCTGAAATATATTCATTATACCATTTAAGAGCTTTTATATCTTTTTCAGAAGTTATCTTTATTGGCATCAACATCTCTTCTACGGGGGTCGAGAGCCTAACTGCTTCTACTTCATTTTGCTTAAATACATTAAGTAAAGGACAAATATTATAAAGTTTAGTTCTATCTTCATCATTAAGAAGTTTATTTATAATAGAAAGTTTAAACTTTCCTTTACGTAAAGCAACTTCTATTGGATTACTAATTTCATCTATATGATAAATAATAACTAAACTAAATATCCCATTAAGAGTAAATAAATTACTTTCTACAAGATTTTTAGATACAACTTTAATAAACTTATTATCTATAAGTTTCTTAAATTCTTTATTATTTTCTTCACTATCTGGTTGATGTGTAAGAAATTCTACAAGTTGTGCTCTTTCATCAAATGTATTAGTAATTATAAAAGTTCTACCAAAATTAGGTTTATTATATACTCTTTGTAATATTCCAAGTATTAATGTTTTATCATTTAATTTACTTGGTATAATAGCTGTTCCAATTCCTTTACTTATTCTCCATTCTTCTATTGCTTGTTCAAATAATTCACCTATTTTATCATTCATATTTTAATCAAAATCATCATCATTAAAAAGTGTTTGATAATCATGTGAATATTTCTTTAGAGTTATCTTTCCACTTTTAATTCCACGTTGAGTATCAGCTTTCTGTTGAGGACTAATAGACATCATTATAGGATTAATTATTTTATATGCTTCATTATAATAATACTTATAATCAATATCTCTTTCCTCAATAGGCTTATCATCAAGAGTATTAAGTATTTTAACAGGAAGACCACTTGCAAGTCGTTGCCTAGCATGAGTTATATTATGTTCTTTTTGGATTATAATTCCTTTGTTAGAAACATAAAATCTAACATGACGTTGACTGTGAACTGTAACAATCTTTCCATTTTCTACTTTATCATATACTACATCAAATTGTTTGCCTACATTTTGAGTTTTACAAAAATCAAGTATATCTTTATGATTTCGTAAAGTCTCCATAATAGGTACATTATTAAGAAAATAATTACTTACAGCAATAGCAACAATAGGCATATCATAACCCTTTTTTAAATCTTTAATATATTGTTTAGGGTCAAGAGCACCTTTATATTCTAATTTATCATCAATTTGTTTATCAAGATAATTATTTATATCTCTACTAACTAAAATCTTATAATGTTCGCTATCTGCTCCAAGTTTAGTTTCTTTACACCATTTATTTGTTATTTCTTCAAATTCTTTTTGTTTATCTTTAGGAAGTTTTACAATTATACCGTCAGTATTAGCACTAATAACATGAATACCTGACAATTCAAGTCGTTCACAAAGCATTATAATCATCAATTGGCCATTTATAGTAACTCTTAATTGAGCCATTCTATCATATAGCCAAAATTTATCGCTACCAAATTTTCCGTAAATAGCATTAATTACAATCTTTAGAGCTTCTGCTGTAAGTTTATTATGAACACCTTTAACAACTTGAGCTTCAGGACTATCATCTTTACAATGTTTAGCTTTTATACGAGTAGTTCTAAAATAATCTACCATTTGTACAAAAACTTTTTCATTAAGATGTTTTGGTGCAACATTATATGCAACCATTATACTAGGGTAAAAGCTAGCAATATCAAAATGTACAAAATCGTATTTATCTGTAGCTTTATATACTCCTGGTATATCTTTACTATGAAGTCCACCTGTCGCAATAGTATAAGTAGTACCTCTAAATTTAATTTCTTTCATAAAAGCATCTTTACTTGTACGATAAATTGCAACTTGTTTCATTTCATTTAATACATCTTGAAGTTCTTTAGTTTCAAAATGAATATTATCAAAAATAACTTTATTAAAACTTAGTCTAGTTCTTTCTGTTCTAAGTTTTTCAAAACGTTCTTTTCTCAATCCACTTCTTTCACTATAAAACTTAACAAGAAGTCTATCAGCAATATTAGCACGAGAAGCACAAAGAAGATTTAATTTAAACGCAGCTCCAAGACTATAACGAAGTTTTATTTCATCAGGTTTTTGTCTAGCTATCTCACATACAAGAAAAACATCATTTTTATTATAATGTAGCATAGGTTCAACATACTTTGGCAAAACATATCTATCAAAATCATTAGTAATAAGTGAATTAAGTTCTTTAACTTTCATACCACGATAATGTTGTTGTTTACGCCAATATAAATCTGCTTCTTCTTCATCTATAGGAGGAAGTTTAAAATCAAGAAGTTCATACCATTTAAGATTAATACTAGTTTGTTTAAGACTTTTACCAAACTTTTGTCTTTCACCACTATCTTTATCAATATGAACTCCTGCTGAATTTAAAGCATAAATTCTTTGTAAATCAACTGTAGCATAAGGTAATCTATATTGTCTAAGAAGTTCTATTTCTTGGTCTTTATAAAATGCTTCTTTATCATCTTGTAGTTCAATAATTCTTTTACTTGTATTATAAAGATATTTAATAAGTTCTTTTGTTGTACTAAAATGATTAAATCTAGCCATAAACGCTCTTATCATCATATCATCATAATTACTATTATTATAACCAAACAAGTCATATCTAATAGGAATTTGATAAATTTCTCCAGCATCACTTGTTTTAGTATCATAATGAGCCTGCATATTATTTATATATGCAACAAGTTCAAGAAGTTGACTATCATCAGTATCAGAAATATAAAATACATCAGATTTAACTTTATCTAGACGTTCTTTAATTTCTTTTACTGTAAGTTTTTCTGCAAGAGCAACAGGATTACCTTTTTCATCAACACAATCCTTAAACGTTTGAAGATAATCTTGTAAATCTATAAAAGTAATACTAAACAGATTAGGAAATATCTCAACGTCGTAACTCTTGGATATTATCATAACTATATCTATAATATTTATTATATTTACGACTATATACTATTTTATGAGTTCTTAAACTTCTATAGACAGCACTTGTACTATTATATATTAAACAATCAGTTATTTTACATCTTTTTATAAATTTAAATTCATTATTATCATATTCATAAACATTTATATAAATCCTATTTTTTTCACCAACTTTTTTAGCTCTATTTTTATATGTATTATTATAAGACATAGTACACCATTCTAAATTGTCAGCTCTATTATTTATTTTATTTTCATCTTTATGATTTATATATAAATATTCATTAGGTTTAGGATTATATACAAAATGTAAAGCTACTAAATAATGTACATAAAATAATTTATTTTTTCTTTCTTTATTTGTTAATTGTACTTGTTCATATCCTCTTGAAATTTTACTATTTAATATAAATTCTTTATTAGCAAAAACATCCATTTTATTTGTTTTTTCTCTTTCTAAATGAAGTATTTTGCCAGTATTACTAATTTTATATAATCCTTTGTAATCACTAAGAATTATATCTTTCCATTCTTCTATCATATTATTTTATACATACTAAAATCATTATTTATTGCAGCATTATACCATTTAATAAGATGATTAGTAAATATATTACTTTTAGTATCATCAATGAATTTAATACGAGGAGAGTAAGTCATTACAATATGTTGACCACCTATATTAAAACAAATATTATCTAATTGGTAAATATCATCAGCACTCATAAACATATTAACACTTTGCCTACCGCATAAAAGTAAATGCTTTTTAGCTTGTATTTTATAATATGCTAAAGTTCGTTTAAGACAATCAACATAATATTGTGTAACAACTTCATATTGTATATTATTAGGACAACATTGGAGCATTGGAACGATACATAAGTCTGGTCTCTCGTCCCCCGTAGAAGAGTTGAGAGCTTGTAATATTTCTTTTACTCCTTCATCATCCTCAATCTTATCTGCATCTATATAAGGAATAACAATAAGATTATTACTAAAAAGATTACCGTAAACTTGTGGTCTACGATAATCTTTACAAGTAAGTTTTAATATACAATCATCACAATTATTTAGCATTGTTTATTTCATTTATTTGATATTGTATAATATCATCTGTATGGTCTACTTCAACAGAAGCAAGTTCAAGATGTTTATGTATAACTTTTTCACTAATTTGTTTAACAAACTTAACATAACGTTTATACATAGCAACTTTGCATCTTGATTCAGCTATCCGTTTACCTATTTCATAATTATATTCTTCATAAGTACAGCGAGCTGATGCTTTAACTCGTTCATCTTTATCTGTAATAGGATTGTGATATATAAGTTTACAAGTAACTTTCATACCTACTACAATATCTTTTGCTTCATAACTTATTCCTTTAATAGGAAGTCTAAATACATTATTCTGTTTCATATTATATTTTAATTTTTGATTTAAGCGATTGAAATTTGCCGCCTTATCAAGACATCAGTTAGCACGTGAAAACCTGATACAGCCAAAATAAAGCGGCAAATAAGCAATTTTAGATTTTAACTTCTGTGACCTCGACATACGTTAGCTTGCCTTTATAGCCTCTACGTCTAAGTTCATCAATAAGTTCTTTACTAGTTATATCTTTAAATTTTTCACTTGGATTTTTAATTCCTTTTTCACAAGACTTACATATATGTCTATAACCAGTTCCATAAATATTAAATCTATCTAATGGAAGCATTTGTTTACATATATTACAACGTCTTAATTTAGGAACTTCAATAGCTTCAACTTCTTCTTGTTGCGGAACATTATCTTGTTCTTCAAAAGCAACACCTTGTATTTCATTCATAATTTATCCTAATTTAAGATATACTTTGTTTCTACATCTACTAATAGCTGTATATATTAAACGTTTAATCTCTTCAGATTTTGTATATGGACGTCCATTTTTATCGTAAAGAATATCATTTAAATCTACAAATACAGTATCATAAGTACTGCCTTGTGCTTTATGACCTGTAAGTGCAAATCCATAATCTAAATCTCTACTATATAAAATAGTACCATCACGTTTTACAATATTAGTTAGAAGTAGACAACTTTCTTTAAATTCATAATAATCTTTCCAACGTTGAGCACGAGTTCTTTGTCCAGCAGCTTTAGCAGCAGCAATTAAATCACTACTTATTTGTATATACTTTTGAATAGTAAAATTATCACTATGGTCTACAATAAACAATGGTTTAGTTTCTTTACCACCATGAATAGCAATAAATTTAACTGCAAAACCTTTAAGCTCATACTTAGGATGAATAAAGTTTACAATATCTTTAACAATATATTCCTCACTATTTTGTATAACCGTTGCAAGAAAACCATCAACAATAGTAGTATAAGAAAGAATTAAATCATTCTTATTTATTATTGTTTTATCAGCATCTTTAATAATTGCATTACGAACAAATTTATTCCAGCCACTAACACAATTATTAGTATATGCTACAATCTTACAAAAATCTACATTTGTAGTAAGTTGTTCATCATTAAAATTATTATAAACTAAATTACTAAACTCATTACTATTACAAACTTGCCAACCTTTTATAAAACTATTATCCCATTCTTGACGACGTTGCATAATATAAGTAATAAAATTAAATGTATTATGTGCAATATCATCTCGAAGTATTTGAAGTATATTCCTTACAGGATTATCTTCATCTTGTCTTACAATTTGATTAAGTTTGAATAGTTTAACATGCTCAAAAGCACTTGAAGTTTTCTCATTTACAGGAGGTAGCTGACTACCATCTCCAATATATAAAACTTTACAACAATTACTTTTACATACTCTTTCAAGAAAAGTTTTAAGACCTTTATTTATCATAGATGCTTCATCTACAATAAATAAATCCATATCTTTAATCTTTATTTTACCTTTAGGGTCAAATGGAGGATTATTAATATCAAACTTTTCTACATCAAAATTAAGTCTAAGACCTAATGCTGATTGAAGAGTAATAATTTTACAAGTAGTTCCTTTAATACTTTCTGCAAGAACTCTACAAGCTTTATGTGTAGGAGCACTTAATCCAATAACTGAATAACTAAGTTTACAATTACGAATAAGCGCATTTACAAGATAAGTCTTACCTGTTCCAGCAGGACCAATTAAAGCTCTTGTAAAATCATTAATATTAAAGTCATTATTTATAAATTCTATAATATCATTATAAGCATTTGCTTGGTCTTTTGTAAATCCACTTATATTAACTGGATTGCGACCATTAGCTAAAGTTATACCTGTTATTTCCATTTAATCATCTTCATCTTTATGTACTATACCATAATTATAACCTTTTATAGTAAGAGTTTCTCTATGTTCAAACATAAGTTGTTTATTAACTCTTACAATATAACCTAATACAAGCCAATTAGAAGCAAATGGAACATAAGCAGTTTTATCTCCGGGAAATACAGTAGCATGGTCTCTTGTTCTACAATAACAAATCCATTTATCTTCATTAGTTTTACATCTATTAAATGCTTTATCTTTACTTTTAAGATTATAACTATCTTCAGTAAATTCTAAAACTAATTTAGCAGGATTAACATCAAGAGCATCTTTAGATTCAAGTTCTACATGAACTTTATATACTCCGTCTTCAATAAAACATTCTCCGATTACTTTTTTACTAACTCGTACAGGTTTTCCTACACTAACTTTACGCGGTTTATTAACTAATTTCAAACCAAACGTCTGTACTATTTTAGTCATTATTTACCTCGTTTAGCATTTCCATTTCTCTTAGTCTTATCAGTAAGTTTATGTTCTTTAGCAGAACGCTTACTTTCACGAGCATAAGTTTTATTATTAGTAGAATTAGAATTTCCACCAATATAACCACCAGAGCCAGCACCTCTTAAACGAATAAGATGCCAACCACAATAATGCACAAGATAATCAATTTTGCCCCAACGCCTAATACCAATTATAGCATTAGGGTCATAACTAATAGTTTTATCAGAGTAATTTACTCGACAAACTTGTGCAACACTTCTCAAATCTTTGTTTTCATCATGGTTCTTTGCCATTTTACAACAATTTTAAAATTAATATTAAGTTAACTAACACAAATAATAGTTGCTTCACATGATTTCGCATCTACGCCATTATTATAAATAATACGTTGTGAAGCATTAATTTAATAACCATATTCAATATAACGTTTAAGTTTTTGAATATTATTATTAAGTTTTTTAAGTTCTCTTACAGTTTCATCTTCATTTATACAATTAACACTAATATTTCTTTTATTACTATATAACTGGTCAAAAGTACCATCTTTAATACTATTTAAAACTTGACTAGTTCTAGATAATTCCATAGGATTATCAAATCTATTTAATGGAGTATCTAAATGACTACATTTATAATAAATAGTACCACATACAGGACAATTATATTTAAGAGGTTCTACATTTTCTATTTTAGAAGAAGAAATAGTAGCAACATTATTTACATAATTATTATCATTTAATGCAGCAATTTGCACAATAATAAATGAAACAATAAATACAATACATATTGTTATAATAGTTTTTTTCATAATATAAATATTTTAATTATTAATAAGATTATGATTAACATCTCTTCTACGGGGGATTTAATATTCCAACTATATTAAAATCTACGGTAACACTTGATGCACTAACAACTCTAACATGAGTTGGAACATTAAACCCCCGTAGAAGATATCATGCTAACAACTTCTCTATTTGCTCTTTTAAGTTCATAGTTTCAGTCTTAGCAAAATCATAGTTATTACGTATAAGTTCATTATCACAATAATAACTATTTCTCTCCAATTAGGTTTATCCATTATTTTTTATAACCCGACCATATTAAAAGTATATAACTAGTATTTTCTATAATATGTCCTCCAATATTATATGTTATTGTATATTTTAATTTCTCGTATAAAAGGCTAAAAATAGTCGAGTGGTATAGTAGTCCACCCGACATATTTTAAGCCCACACAACAAACAGAATGATGTATATCGTAGATTTATGCCTAGCTATCAGCTTGCCACATAAGAGCATAGTCAGCCTCCATATCTTCAACATATTCTCTTTGCTCTTCAATGCTTAGTTTATTAAACCAAGCATCAAAATCTTTATCATATTTATTCATATCGAAAACATTGCCACGAATATAAAAATAATTATAAGTTCAAGAATAGCTGTAAACATTAAACTTTTACTTTGCAAAAGATATTTATTTTTAAGTTTAAACATATTTTCATTATCTTTCTTTAAAACATCAATAGTATGTTCAAGTCTTTTACAATCTTGTTTTATTTGTGCTATTTCATTTTCAGTATCTTTTTGATAATCCTTATAATGTTTTATTTTACGTTCAAGTTGAGAAATTTGTTTATTCTTTTCTTTTTCTTTATCGTCTTTACGTAAAATAATATCTACAAGTTCATCAACAGATTTAAGTTTTAAACTTAAATGATATTTCTTTGTATCTTCTTTTTTAGTCATATTAAGTTCTCCTTAATTTTATTCAAATTGAATATCTACATCCTCTGTATCATATTCAACTTTACGATTACCGTATAAATCAATACTATCAAAATCTTGACTAAGACATTCTCTGTCCATAGTCACACTAGCAGCTGTAAACCAATCCATAATATTTGTACTATTATTAAATTAAACATTTAGTTATTAACAATAGCACAAATATAATGAATTAGTCCAATATTTCTTCTACGGGGGTTGTATATCCCAACTCCTCTAACAACATTTAACTTAGTCCTAAAGAGCAAGTCTTACAGGACTTCCTTTATAACCATGTTTAGTAAAATTCATAAGTGCAAGCATAAATGCTCGTGTAGCACTTGTCGTAAACACAGTTACATTTACATGTTCATTCTTACGTGAACTCTTAAATACGTACATCATAATCTTCTGTTTGTTAATGTTAAACAAAATATGGAGCATAATGTCCTCCACTATGCTCCATACAATTATCTATTTACATGCCGAGCTTACTCAAAGCAAGCCTATCAAGAAGTGCATTTGCTCTATCTGACAATTCAATATCAACCACATGATTGATTATTGTATTATGGTCGAAATGAGTAACGTTTGCATCTTCTTTCTCACTCCAAGGATTCTTATAATCAGTACCAGCTTTAACAGCTTCCTGAATTACATTTACTTTAGCACGAGAGAGTATAACTTCAGCACCATTAGGATTACGAAGTAAATCATTTACTGCAAATGCAGCATTTTCGTTATCCTTTAACTGTGCTGTAATACTATAAAGAGAAACAAATATAACTTTTGTCTTACCCTCTTTATAAGTACCGTCTTCTTGAGCAATCATACCGTCAAGCTTTTTATCTACAGTAAGAGCTATACGAACATAATTCTCCATTACTGTAACGGTTACATTCTTTACAGTCAAGTCCTTCACCAGCTTGCCACCATTCTTTAGTAACATAGCTACTACTTCTTTCTTTTCCATAATCTAAAGTTTAAAAGTTAATAAATGAGTTAATTAAATAAATAATCTACTTATTACGTAGTATATTATCAAGATTGTCAATAAGTATTCCTATAGCAATACTACCACTAATAAGATGTAGTAAAGCAATTATTGCAGCATTTTCTATAAGAAAACTTATAATTATCAAAATACATATACTTATAATTGTAAATAGTATTATCCACATTTGTGTTAATTTTTTCTCATTCATAATCTAAAGTTTTATTTTGACATTTATATTCAATTCTTTGTGTAAAATCATTTAATTCTATATTTAATTCATAATATCATATATAATGTCATTTAGTAACATATACAATATGAGTTGAATTAAGTATAGCAAGAGAGTAACAGCATTAAACGCTGGAGAGTAAAGTCCAATATTAAGTCCAACTCCAAGTCTAAGAGTAAATATAATAGTAGGTTTATTACTAGTAATTTAATCTAGAATTAGAGTTGGTACAGTAATAGTAAGAGCAGGTTGAGAATGTAGATGATTATGTAGAGGACTATTTGGTGTAGAAGGTCTTACAGCACCACTTGCACCATGTCTTACTTCACACTCTTAATCATTTCAATAATCCTCTACATCATCTTTTCTAGCAGCTCTTACATAATTAACCCCTTTAAATGGTATATAAAGAAATTCAATACTATTAAGTTGAACACCAAAACCACTCTTATGAAATACTGGTACACCTATAACATCAAGATGTTCTTTACTTTAACTACAAGACCTACTTGTTTAACAATAGCTTTAGCTCTCTTTTTAAGTTGTCTTACTTTCATATCAAGTCCTCCTTGATTATTTGATTTATTAATTATTTCTTTATTTGTAGTATTACAAGCGAAATGTCGCAGACATTCCACTTGTCTTAATTATCGTGTATTTTTAGTAAATTAATGTTAAAAAATAACACGTACAGCAGGCTTTTTGCTCGTAATTCAAAAACTTCTATATTTTACACATATAGTAGCTCCTTATGAGCTAGCTCATGGAGCTACGTATATATGTGTAAAATATGGACGTTTATTTGAGTTAACTCGCTGATTATCAGCAAGTTAGGGTCTTCAATGAGCATCTTACCACCCCAGGTCGAGGTGCACCTCTGTCAGCATCAGCTTTAACATTATATTTACTATCATGTTTATCATTAATATAATTATTCAGTGTATAATTTTACTGAACAATTATAGCGTCAAATTGATAAACATTTACTCGAACACTTATAGAAAGCATTGGAGTGATTTTTGACGCAAAATATGTTTTGTGAATGTGAGTAATACGTTCGTGATAGTGAGTTCGTCGAACACAAGAATGGCCAACAGGACACATTCCTGCATCCCATTGGCCACCATTTGCGTGAACTACAGGCCGAGCATCTGCATCGCCATGCGGTCGAGCAACATTCTGGCTCTGTCTGACAGCTTGATGTTCACCACGTGGAACAGTATCGTGTCGTGGTCAAAGTGTGTCACGTTAGCGTCCACTCGACTACTCCACGGATTCTTGTAGTCAGTCCCACCTTTCACCTTCTCGCAAATGATGTCAACTTTTGCCCTGCTCAATACGACTTGATAGCCTTTCGGACTATCAGTGAGAGTATTGACTGCAAAAGCTGCGTCTTCATCATCTTTAAGGACTGCTCCAATACTGTACACGCTTGTAAAGACAACATTAGTCTTTCCCTGTGTGTAAGTAACTACACCATCAGCGTCAGCACCATTGGCCACCATACCGTCAACCTCTTTGTCTAAGGTCAACGACAACCTATGTTGCTCGCTGTTTTGATAGTTGCCTAACGTCACGTTCTTGACTGTCACGTCCTTGAACATTGTTGCACCGTTCTTCAGCATTGTGCTGATAATCTCTTTTGTCTCCATAGTTAAAATGAATTAGAAAATGATTATTAGGTCTTAGTTCATCACCAAGACCAGCACAAGTCCTTCTTATGCCAAAATATGTTTTGTGAAGATGAGTTTTAGGTTTGTGATGATGAGAAAAAGGAGTCTCTTTTGGAACACTTGACGGGGGAGGTCAAACTTTACTTACTTGGGGAGGGGGTTTAACTACAATGGTTCCCGCTCTCACAATTATAATTCCTATATTTATTTTACCTCTTTCTTTATCATCTCTACTTTTATCTTTTCTCTATTTTCTTTACGTTTACTATTACTATTTCTTTTACTACTTTATATGCTTCTTCTTTAATTTTAGTTTTAATTCAGGTATTGGTTTAATTTTTTCTTCTTTCTCCTCTTTCTTTTCTTTTTCTTCTTTTTTAATATCATCATCATTTTTATAATCATCTTCATCATATTCAGTTACACTATATTTTATATATGAATTATCTTTTGCAAGATTAGTTTTACTACTTATTATTACTGGTTCATTTTCAATATTTATAAAACAAGGAATATCTACAGGTACATAATATTTTTCACTATCAAATTGTTCTTTTGTAACTTCACTCATTAAATGATTATGTTTATTAACAGACCAAGATATTTTATTATACATATCATTATTCTTAATATTAATTTTAGCTTTTTTTATTTCTTCTTTTCTACTTACTTTAGCTTCTTCATTTATACCAACTTCTTTTTTATATAACTCATAAGTATCAAAAGCGTAATCTATAAAACTATTTATTACTTCTTTAACTTTATCTCTTTTTTCTTTATCACTTACAGGATTTTTAAAATTAATACTAACACCAGTTATTATTTTATCATTCATATCTGTTACTTCACAGCCACTTATAGGACTAAATTTATTAGACGTTCCTACAATAAATGGAAGATATATTTGTGGAATATCTGTATTTTTTCTTACAGATTCTAGATAAGCAATATATTCTTCACGTTCTTTGTCATTATAAAAATTTTTCTTCATATAACTTCAAATAATTAATTATACTACCTTTAAAAATATATTTAATATTAATAATAAATTTATTACTTATACCACTTTTATAAATAATTTCTTTATCTATTAATTCTTTAACTGAATTATAATATGCAGATTTTTTTAAATGACTATATTTAAGAAAATCATCAATATCTATATAAATAGTATTTGTATCACTTATTAAAATAAGTTTTATATATTCAATTAAAAGTAAAACTCCTCTATTTAATTGTGGAGCAATTATAGCAAGTCTAATATCTTGCATTATAAAATTTCTATCTCTAATATAAGGTATTTGAAGTTTAATACCTTTACCTGTTTTTTCTTCTCTATAATCTAAAATAATATCTTGATTATAAGGAACTTTACTTATATAATCTCTTTTATCCATTTATTTATTACTATTATTTTCAACAAATGTAATATAAAAATTCCATTATAATGGAAATTTTATGTTAATTTAATATAAAACCTCCACCATAATGGAAAATTAAATTTGTAACTTATTGATAATCAGGTAGTTATATAATAACAGTAATATCTTATAGATATATTATATATAGAGTTTATCGTCTTTACTATTTGTAGCAATACTAACTCTAGCATTAAGTTGGACTTTACAACCCCCGTAGAAGAGTGCATTGCAAGTTAATTTATTCTACTATCACCAAATAGCATTTGACAACCAGGTTTATAAATATGAAGTTGACCAATAGTTTCAGTATTATCATCATTACTTACTGTATAACTATCAACTAATACTACATGAATAATGTGTTTTACTATCATAATTATTATTTTTAATGTTACTATTATTCATAATAAAAGCTCTACCAGTTTCACAACTAATAGAGCTTAATCGTTTAATATTTCATCAAATGTCAACTGAAAAGAAATTCTTACATTTATCTTTATTACTATGAAGACTTATTAGCATAATGTGACTTTAACAAATTAGGTCAACATTTGAATTAAAACATTAAACAACACAATTATCAACACTTTAAAAACCATGTAATTATCTTGTTATTTACTTGTGGCAAATATAGTGAGAAGTTGATGATGTACCAAATGATTTACATATTTTAACTTAAAAAGTTAAATTCATTAATTTCTCTACTAAAATCTTCACTAATTAGAATATTTATTTTATCTTTGCCAATAGTATTAAGTTTATCACTTAAAACCTGTCTTATAATATGTACCCGTACATTATATTATATAATATATAATACGAAATATAGTGCTGAATAAAGTAATAGTAAAGATAATATTTATAGTGTTTAATTTAATAATTTACTAATTTAAAAACTTAATGTTATGTTAAAACTTAAAATTAATGGTAATGCAGGCAAATTTGATGTAAGTCTGCCAACAGATTTTTCAGAGATTACAAATGATTATTTGTCAACTGTTACAAAACATATTGATGTTGCTCCTGAATATTCTCTAGTAGCATTAATTTATCGTGAGAAACTTGCAGTTATTCTTAATAGTTCTAAACAGAATAAAGAAATCAATACTGCCGTTGTACCTATATTTGTTAAAGCTGGAGATACTGATACTAAGTTTATAAAGAAGATGCGACTTGGTAATGTAGCTATTATTACAGGTAGTGATTTAGCTATTGGTATTCATGTTAATTCTCCTCTTAATTCACTTAGTATTCCTAATATTGTTTCAATATGCGATGGAGACAATAATATTTATAAAGATGCTTTGACTAATAATCAGTATTGTCATTTTGTTGAGTTCAAACTTGTTCCTAATAATGCAATAAAAGGTATAGTTGGTGCTGTAGATGCAAATACTATTAATCCTTATGTTCATAGAGAAATGAGTGAGAATTAATTAATAATGTGGTGGCAACTCAACTCTTCTACGGGGGGCGAGTTGCCATACTCATTTTGATAGTTAGTATAGTAAAAATAGTAAAGATAGTAAAAATAGTAAACTATGTCTAAAACATATAAATTCTCAAAAGATGGCTACGATGTTGAAGTAGTTAGAAAAGAAGATGTTTTAGCTTGTATTGATAATAATATACTAGATAAAGAAATAGCTCTTGAACTCATTAGTCAACTTGAAATAGATGCTGGTGAAGCATTGGCACAAGGTAAGTGGGTTGGATTTCCTAAACTTGGTAGTTTTAGATTAAGTCCTAATCAAACGTATTCACTTAATGATGCACAAAAGAAACTTTTATCAGATGCTAGAGCTGCTCTTCCTAAAGATAAATATATTATGTTTAGAAGACAGTTTGAAATTGAAAATATTGAAAAACGTAAGATAAATAGAGTATTTAATTATATTCTTACAATTTCAATTAATCGTAATAAAGAACTTTATAAAAAACTTTGTGCTGAAAAAGGTGAGCGATGGGCTGATATTTATATGTATAGTATTCGTAGTATAAAAGCTGTGTCTAATAATTATTTATTGTTAGGAGAAGATAATGATGAACAAGATAGCACAGAGACTAACGATTGATAGTCTATTACTTATTGATGAAACAGGTATGCCAAAAGCTCCAACTATTCGTCAATTAATGGATGCAGATGCTAGAGAACTTTATACTAGAGATACAAGTAAAAACAAAGAGAAATATATTCAAGAATGTATTGTAATATATTATCTTGGAGACCCTAAATCTCCTGCTCGACAAGCTGGTCTTAGTGAGCCGGAAGCTCTTAAAATGGCTATTGAACAAGCAGGTCTTAGAAAGAATTATGCACCTGATAAAATAGTTATTCGTTTAATTAAAAAATATTATGAACAAAACATTACTGAAGCTGGTAGAGTAGTTGAGAATATACTTCAAGGAATACATAACATCAATCTTAGCGTTTCCGCTATTAATAATTTACTTAATGAAAAACTTAATAGTAGTATTACACTTGAAGATTTACCTAATATTCTAGCAATGGTAGATAATGTAAATAAAAAAGCTGCTGATTTACCTGCTATATTAAAGAAACTTCAAGAAGCTAAAGAAAATCTTATGTATGAACAAGAAACACAAACTGCTCGTGGTGGCAATATTGTAAGTTCTAGTATGGATGCAAGTGATTATAATGAATAAGTTATGGATAGTGTTTATAGTAATAATTTCTTATATTTTCAAGAAGATGGACATAAATATACTGATACGCTAGGTAATCAATATACTAGTGTAACTACTTTAATACATGATAAATATGTTCCTAAGTTTGATAAAAAATATTGGCTTCATAAGAAAAGTGTTGAACTTGGAATAAGTGAAAAACAACTTGCTAAACAATGGCAAGATATAACAGATGAAGCATGTTCTAGAGGAACTAAAACTCATAATAGAATTGAAGATGGTATTAAAGATAACAGTATGTTTAGTAAAGCTGTTCAATATCTTCAACAAGTTGAAAGTGGTAGATGTATTACTGTAGCTGATATTCCTAATTTAATTCCTCAACCTCTTGATTTAGATAAATTTATTGAAGCTACTGAGAATCGTTATCCAGAGATTTATCGAGTATTTAAAATTTATCTAGATAGAGGTTATACTATTTATTCTGAAATAGGAGCTTATATACCAAGTTTGTTACTTAGTGGAACAATAGATATTCTATGTGTCAAACCAGATAACTTTGTTATTCTTGATTGGAAAACTAATCGTAATGGTTTACAATTCACTAGTGGATATTATAAAAAAGATAAAACAACTATACCTGCACAACTTACTAAAGAATGGGTTGAAAAAGATGAACGTATGCTTCCTCCATTAGGACATCTTCCTAATTGTAATGGAATGCATTATACAATGCAACTTAGTACATACGCACGAATGGTCGAATATATACTTGATATTCCTTGTGTAGGTTTAGGTCTTTGTCATATTGGAAGTCCTTTTGTTCTTAATTCTTATGGACAACCTTTTAGAGATGAAAATAATCAATATCCTATTGACCCTAATGGTAAAGAAACTGTTAAATGGTATAGAATACAATATCTTGTTAGAGAAGTAGATGCTATATTTACAGATAGATATAATCAATTAGAAGCAGATAAAGTTAGAGTTAATAAACAATTAAATCTTTTTGGAGAGTATGAAGACTAATTTAATTGCACTTTGCAATAGTTATAATTTTAAAGATTTGTTTGAACGTAAAAATTATGCTTATTTTACTAAAGGAGCATATAATTTAAATATAATTGGAGTTCGTCATTCAGGCAATACTGTTACAAATAAATTTGATGATGCTTTAGTTATTACATGGATTGACGGAAATGGACGTTCTTGTCGTAAAGTATTTGAATGTACTACACAACCTGGAATTAGTTATATGGGTAAAACTATGGGAACTGTTAAAGGTACTGCTATACTTGTTCCAGGCCAATATAGAGAAGCTTATAAAATTGGACTTCATAAAGGAAAATATAAAGCTCTTGTTCAAGCTAAACCTGTAAAAGTATATAGAGATAATGATAAAGATAATCAATATGACTATAATCCTACTACTATAGATGAAGGCTATTTTGGAATCAATATACACAAAGCTGGTACAGCTTCTGTTATCGTTAATAATTGGAGTGCTGGTTGCACTGTCTTGGCTAAAGAAGAAGATTTTAAAGCACTTATGCGACTTGCAAATAAACAAATTGAATCAGGATTAGGTAGTACATTTACTTATACGCTTGTTAGACAGGAGGATTTGAAATGAATATTTTTAGAATAGTTCGTTGGAATGGTAAGTATAGAGTTGACCAACGGCATCATATTCTTTGGTTATTTACTTATTGGGATAGAGGAGCCAGTATATTAGCACCTATTTATCTTTATGATACTCCACATAATGCAATGCAAGCTATACGTAATGTTACAGATGATGATTGTATAATATATTTAAAAGTAGAAAAGTTTATACATTATGACTGATAATGATACTAAAATTGCAATAGTAGCCATGATAGGTTTATTCCTATGTTGTACACTATTATTTGTTTTATCTAAATGGTTTAGTCATACAGAAGAACTTAAACGTCTAGAAACAGAAGCTATTATTGAAATTAATAAAAATAATGAAACTATTGAAGTTTTAGATAAAACTAAAGATAGTCTGATGTTACAAGTTGATAATATTAATACCATTAAAGATGCAGAAATTATTAAAGTTAAAAGTCTTGATAATGATAGCACTCTTAATTTGTTCTATCAACTTATTAGGAAGTGAAGTTAATGATAGTGTGCAGCAATCCCTTCTACGGGGGGCGAGAGTCCAAGATAGTGCTAAAGTAAGTTATGATGATTTACGTATTGTAAATAGCAAACTTATTGAACTTGAATATCTTAAAGTTGAGAATAATATACTTAAACAAGTTCATTCTACTGATAGTATTATTATTAAACTTAAAGATAATAATATAGAGCATTATAAAAATATTTATAATACTAAATCTGAACAATATAATAAAGTTAAATTTCAGCGTGATATTGCTATAGGTAGTACAGGAGTTAGTATTGTTGCTTTAATATTAATGCTGTTATTAAAGTAAATATGGATGATAGTTTAGAAAAATACATTAGAGAATATCCTTTTCTAAATTACATAAATGAGGATAAAACTCGTTATCGTCATGCAAGAGATGAAGGTTGGGATGACCCAGATGATTTGTTTCTTATTGGTGATAGTGGAGGTTTTTTGCTTAATATTAATCCTGATGATAAGTTTGTTAATACTCATTTATTTACTGAAATGGCAGACTTTTATCGAAAGGAAAAGAAATATACTTATCTTAAAGAAGATAGTATTCCTCATAGACAACTTCGTAAAAGAGAAGAATATCGTCGTAGGCATGGTTTTACAGCACCATGCCTTTGGCATAATGGAGGTACACGAGAAGTACGTATTCCTGGAAGTATGTATAATTATCTTAATTATACACTTATGGAAAAACTTGATGTAGCTTCTGTAATTCATAGTGATAAAGCTAGTGTAGGTCGTAAGATATATGATTTTCCAAGTTTTATTGATGCACAATTTTGGACATTTCATATAATGGATTTTGCAGTACGTAATGGTTTTAATCTTATAATAGATAAAACCCGACGCGGTGGTTTTAGTTACATTATGGCTGCTGATAGCGCAAATGATATTAATCTTACTCCTCATAAAGTTCTTATTCATGTTGCAGTAGATAAAAAATATCTTACAGTTACAGGAGGACTTACTGATTTTACTATTAATAATCTTCTATTTTACGAAAATAATACTTTTTTTAAAAGAGGTATTCTTTCTACAGACAAAGAAAACTTTAGACTTGGATATAAACTTCCTAATGGTGTAGTTAGTCCTAATAGTTGGCAATCAGCACTATTTAGTGTTAGTGCTATGAATAATCCTAACTGTGCTATTGGTAAAGATAGTAAAAAGACTAAAGTAGAGGAGTTATCTACAATGGATAACTTTGATGAATTTATGACTGTAACTGACCCTGCAATGAGAACTGGAGCTTATGTTACAGGTAATCTTTTTGCATGGGGTACAAGTACATCTGGAGATATGCAAGTATTTGCTAGTAATTTCTATGATGTATTTGGTTTCCATTTTATGCCATTTGAAAATGTTTGGGATAAAGATAGCCGACATGAAACTTGTGGTTATTTTAAACCTTATGCTTGGGGTCTTCAAGGACAAATTGGAGACCAATATGCAATGGACAAAGATGGAAATAGTAATCTTGAAATAGGTCTTCATATAGCATTTAATGAACGTAAAGCTAAAAAACAAAGTTCTAAAACATTTGCTGATTATATAAATTATCTTGGCCAATATGCTAATATGCCAAGTGAATCTTTTAGTTCTACTACTGAAAATATATTTAGTAGTGAAGAATTATTAGAATGGGAAGAGCGTCTTAGAACTGATACTGCTTTTAGTTTTTACGTCGACGGAATGTTATTTGAAAATGAAAAACACGAAGTTATATTTAAAACTAATAGTCGTATAGAAGCTGAAGGTGGAAAACATAATGTAGATTATTTTGATTGGATTCAAGGAGTACCACGTAAAGGACATGAACATCCACATGGTTGTATTCGTAAATGGTTTAATCCAATTAAGATTGCTCATATGGATGAGAATGGTAGAATAGTCAATGCTATACCAAAAGGTCTTTATAGTATTAGTTATGACCCTGTTGGAGTTAATAAAGAAAATAAAGCTATTACACTTAAACATTCTCATAATAGTATTAAAGTTTGGATGAATCCTATGGCCTGTAATGGTTTTAAAACTGCATGTGTTGCAGCTTATTACGGTCGTCCTGAAAAACTTGAAGAAGCAGATAGAATATGTTATCTTTTAGCTAGATATTATAATTGTATTGGTACTACAGGTGTCGAGGTTAACCGAGGTGAAACTGTTAGTAATTTTAGTAAATGGAAAGCTCTTAAATACCTAATGAAAGACCCAGTTGAAATTTGGGACAATACACTTAAAGGAAAAGTAGTTGCTACTTATGGTGTTAATATGGGCGATGGAGTAAAGAAACTTGAAGGTTTACGTTTACTTAAAGAAATGCTTTATACAGAAATTGGTAAAAATGAACTTGGACAACCTGTTAAACTATTTCAAACATTATATGATTATCAAAGTATTGTAGAACTTAAAATGTGGAATAATATAGGAAACTTCGATAGAGTTTCTGAAATGATTATTAGAGCATTGCAATGGAGATTATATAATGTTGAAGCTGCTAAAGAACTTGAACATAGAAAGAAGATTAAAGAACATAGTGATTTGAATGGAATACTTCAAAGAGATTGGTTTTAAATTATGAGTAATAAATATAATGATGTTATATATGAAACAGATGGCATAAATCCTATATATGTGGATTATGCTACAGGAGAAGTTTGGCAAAAAGGAAAACCTAGAGGAAGCATAATGCTTCCAGAATTAGTTGTAGGAGGTCCTGGTTATAATTATAAAAATAGTAATATAGGAAAACTTTATTCAAAAGATAAACCTATTAATCAAGTATATCCTGAAGTACAACTTATACCTGGCATTGGTATTCCTAGAGCAGTTATTAATTTAAATAGATTAGGACGAACTACTAGTAAACTAAGTAAACAATTTATTAATGCCGCTGAACGTGGTAAACAAAATATTCTTAATTATCTTAATAGTCCTAATTATTTAAATAGAGCTAAATCTGTAATAAATAGAAATTCAAATTCTATGCTTAATAATTTACAATTTAAAACATTATATAAAAAATCAGTTAATGATTTAGATAATGCTTTTATAAATTATGTAGATGATTTGCATGGAGCACAAGGTAGTTATATTCCAGGTAGTGATTATATTAATTTATTTAATAATACTAAAACTCCAAGGCATATAAGTGAACATGAATTTTCACATTTAACAGATAATATTATAACTAGAAAATTTAATTCTAAATTAGATATTAGAGCTAACGATAATGCCAATATAATTACAGACGGAATAACAGATACTAGTTTTAGAGATTATTTATCTTCTCCAACTGAACTTAGAGCTAGATTTTTACCAACAATTATGAATATGGAAAAAGATGGTTTTAATTTAGGTTATGAAGGTTTTAAACAATATTTAAAAAAACGAATACAAGATGCTAATGCTAATCAAATAAATAAATATTTTAATCCAGAAGATATTGATAGAGGTCTTAAATATATAATTGGTTTAGGAGTTCCATCAGGTATTTATTTAAATAATAATAAAAATGATACAAAAAGATATAAATAGATTTTTATCAAATGATGAAAATGATTATATGTCTATTAAAAAAATAATAGATACGATACATGAAATTTCTAATAAAGATAATAGAGAAATAATTGCTAAACGAGAATATATTAGACGTTTACTTATTATTATTGCTAAAAATGATAAAGATTTTAAATATATATTAGAAGAACATAAAGAATATATGGATAAAATTTATGGAACACATAATAATAGTAAATATTTTTATAATAAAGAAGTTAATAATATAATAATAGATTAAATACTATGGCTGGATTTTTTCCTACTACGTGGGCGCACTTTCCTGCACAAAGAGTTAGTGGTGCTGAAAAATGTAAACCAGAATGGTTTGCAAACTGTATTGATTATGTAATTGCAATGGGTCTTTCTTATAATGATAGAACAGAAGATGAACTTGAACTTTCAATACTTCGAGGTAATATTCCCGATAGTTTCTATAAAAAGACTCTTAATCCTTATAATGCTAGTAAAGAAAAATATACTCGTTTTCCTGCTACAATGCGTAATTATGATATAATGTCTGATATTGTTAGACGTTATGTTAGTGAATATTTTAAAGGTGTTCATGAATTTGTTGTTGGAGCAGAAAATCCTGATATTGTTCTTAATAAAGATGCAGCTCTTAAACAAAAGATAATGCAAGACGCTGAACGAGCTTTTCAACAAGAGTTTCAGAAAAGATATGAAGCTATGATTAATCAAGCTCAACAACAAGGTCAATCTGCTGAAAGTATTGACCCTAGTCAAGCTATGCCTGATGTTGAAGAGTTTATGAATAAATTTAATCAAGATTATATTGATAAAGAAAGTAAACAAGGTCAAGATGTTCTTAAATATATTAAGGCAATGACAGAAGATAATCTTATTTATCTTACTTGTTATTTTCATTATGTAGCTCTTGGAGAATGTTATACTTATTGTGATGTTAGAGGTAATAAAATTGTAAAAGATTATATTCCTGTAACAGAGGCTTATCCAATTCCTAATGCAAACTTCTTTATAGAAGACCATGATATGTTTGCAAGAAAGATGATGTTAAGCTATCAACAGATAATAGATATGTTTGATGACTTTCTTGACGATAAAGATAGAAAGTTTCTTGAAACATATTATGCACATCAAAATGCAAATAGTGGTGTAACACGTCTTTCTTATAATCAATATTTTGAAAATTATCCTGATATTTGTTCTAAACTTTCAAATGAAGAACGAGATTTATGGCGTAAAGAACCAGTAAGTGTTTATGAAATAAATGATAATCTTTATGAAGTTTGGCATGTAGTATGGCGTGGAGAAGCTCGTAGAGGAATACTTACTTATATAAATGAAGTAGGAATGACTGCTACAAGAGTTGTAGATGAGGATTATCAACTTAATAAAGAAGCTGGAGATATAGATATTGAATGGGCATATGAACCACAAGTTTATGAAGGCTATCGAATAGGTAATCGTTATACTGCTATTTATCCTATTAAAGCTAGACCTATAGCATTTAACCGTGGTGGTAAACTTCCTTATAATGGTATAATGGAAATATTACCTTTTATGGGTAAGTTTGATATTATTAAACTTATTACTCCATATCAAGTTATGAGGAATATTATTGGCTACCATAGAGAAATGGTTATAGCTAAAAATAAGATGTTAATTCTTATGATGCCTCAATCATTGATAATGGACGAGACAGAAGATAAGATATACAAAATGGCAGCTGACGGTATTCTACTTGTAGATGATAGTGAAGATACTAATAGTCAGAAAATGGCTCAAGTAAGATTACTTAATGCTAATATGGGTCAATATATTACTGAACTTACTAGTCTTATGGAAGCTATTAAATTGGAGGCTCGTGAACTTGTTGATATGAATGCTCAACGTTATGGTCAAATAGCTCAATCTGCTGGTGCTACAAATACTCAACAAGCTATTGCGCAATCATCTATGGGTAGTGTTATTATAAATCAAATGTTTGATGAATTTAGAAAACATGATTATAATAGAGATATTGATTATGCTAAACTTGCTTATATAGATGGTCTTGATACAGCTTATTGGGATGAAGTAGGTCAAAGACAGTTTATTAGTCTAGACGTTAATAGATTTATAAATTCTGATTATTCTGTTACTGTTCGCAATGATAGTAAAGAAATAGATAAAGTTCAACAACTTCGTCAATGGGCATTTAGTGCTGCACAGAATGGAGACCTTGAAATGGCACTTGCTGCTATAACAGGTGACAATGTAACACAAATTAAAAAGGTTGTAACAGAATTTGCTGATATTAAACGTAGACACGAAGAGCAAATGCAGCAAATGGAACAAATGATTAAACGTGAAGAAGTTGAAAATAAACTTCGTGAAATTGCTGCTAAAGGTGAACAAGATAGACTTACTAAACAACTTCAATATCAATATGAACTTCAACTTAAATACATTGATGTTGATATGTCTATGATAGCTAATACACCAGATACATCTGATGATGCTGCTCTTAAAGAACGTATAGCTTCTCTTACAGAAGAAACTAAACGTAGAATTGAAGAAAGTAAACTTAATCTTGAACGTCAAAAACTTGTTATTGATAATTATAACGCTGCTGCTGATAGACAAGTTAAACGAGAAGAAATGGAAAATCAATTAAAGATAGCAAAGACGAATAAGAATAGATATGACAAATGATGTAATGGCACATCCTAAAGAAGGTGAACTTATTTAATCTAGAAGTCCTCGCGTTAGTATTGAATTAACGCGAGGATTTATTTTTGAACTAAATAAAACGTTTTACCACATTTTTATTTCTCATATGAGCCGTTATTTTCGATGTACCTTAATAACTTATCATCTGTAAAATTTTAAGCCAACAGCGGTCAACAAATAAAGCGACAGGGCACGAATTTCAAACAAGCTAGTCATGTCAAAACACATATCAAAATATTGCTCCACATAGAGAAAATAATAAAGATAGCAGTAATAAAAATATTCATAAAATTATTATTCAAAAACGTATTAAAAATAATCTTAATCGTTTGCTTTTAAGGCATATTAAAGTTATATTTGCAACAAGTATAGTAATGTATAATTAAACATATAAAACTATGGGAGAAGATATTATTGACACAGGTTTTCAACCAACACTTAATTTAGGTGGTGAAAACCAAAATGGAAATCAAAACGGTAATGCTAATAAACCTGACGAAGATGTTACACATCTTGGAGATAAAGGAGGTCTTGATAACAAAGATGATGTAACAGGTAAGGATGGTAATAGCAATGGTACTGGTGATGGTACTGGTACTCAACCTACGCAAGAGCCTCAAGATAGTAATAAAAGTGAAGGTACTGATGCAAACCCTTCTACGGGGGGGCTAGAGCCAAACTCACAAATTGAATATGATGGTCAAATTTATACTGTAGATGATAAAGGTAATATAGTAGATGACAAAGGTCAAATATTCAAAGAAGCTAAAGATGTTGAAGCTTGGCTTAAAGAAAATGAAATTGTTGATGATACCAAAGAGTCAGATAACAAAGAGATTGATATTAAAGCAATCCAAGAAGCACTTGGTATAGATATTACAGATGAAGAAGGTAAGCCTGTTGAATTTACTAATGATGTAGCAGGAGTTAAATCTTATATAGATAATGTTCTTGAAGTTAAATCAAAAGATATTCAACAAGCAACTCTTAATACATTTTTTGAAGCTAATCCTATTATTGCTGATTTTATTGATTATCTTCAAGTTAATAATGGTAGTCCTGTAGGTTTTGGACAACTTCCCGATAGAAGTAAAGTTCAACTTAATAAGGATAATGAACAACAACAAGAATTTATCATTCGTATGGCAGCTAAAGAATTTGGTAATGCTAGTTTGAATGATAATTATATTAAATATCTTAAAGATAGTGGTGGTCTTTATGATGAAGCTAAAGCACAACTTGAAGCTCTTGTAGCTAAAGATAAACAAGTTCGTGAAAATATAGCTAAAGAAGCTGAAGAACAACGTAAACAAGATGAAGCTGATACTATAGCATATTGGAAAAATGTAAATTCTATTATTGAAAGTCGTAATATTGCTGGATATAAACTTCCTGAAAGTTTCACGAAGGAAAAAGACGGTAAAAAGGTAATATTAACACCAAATGATTTCTTTGATTATCTTACAAGGCGTACAGTTGTTGACGATGAAGGTAATAGAATGACACCATATCAACGTGATTTAAATGCAATATCAGAAGAAGAAGAACTTAACAAAGATTTACTTGATGCTTGGTTAATGTTTACAGGTGGTACGTATAAAGATTTAGTAGATATGGCAATTAAAGAAGATAAAGTTCGTACATTGCGAATTAAATCTAAAGAACAACGTACTATTAAACCTATTAAGATTGTTAAAAAAGCCAATGGTGGTAAAGTAGATGTTAATGATATTGTACTTTAAATTGTTTTAATGTCTAATTATAATAATTAAATTATGTACAAACTTAGAGAAGTACAACGTGGTAATTATGATGACCGTGGTTATTCTAATGAAGAAACCATTGCTCATCTTATGCTGCAAAAACCTGCTGAAATAAATAGTATTCTTACCTATACTTATGGTATGGATGATGACAGGTTTCCGCTTACTTTCTTGACAGAAGGTCAAGGTAATGCTGGTGTAGTTGATATTGATACTGTTCAATGGACTTGGAAGACTATGGGACGTATGAAGTTTAATGATTATGTTCTGTGGTTTAATGCAGCTAATACTAAACCTGGTATTGGTGGTGCTATGTTTGATGTTGAGTTTAAGACTCATTGGCTTATTGAACAATATGGTCTTATAGCTCCTGATGGACATACACAAGTTCGTATTATGAAAGACCTTGGTGAAGGTGCTCATGGTGGTTATCTTTATCGTCTTAAACTTACTAATCCTAATCCTAATGCTTTCTGTGACCCAGCTAATCTTGAAGTAGGTAAGTATTGGTCTATGACTGCTCCTACTATAAGTGAATCTTATAGTAAAGGTAATAGGAGTAATGTAATGGGACCTGGTAAGATGACAAGTCAACTTGAGTTCCACCGTTACTCAAAGGAAATTGCAGGTAATATTTCAAATGTTGTTGTAAGTTATGAGTTTAAGACAAAGAGTGGTGGTACAACTAATCTTTGGATAAATGAAGAAATGCGTCAACATGATATTACTTGTCGTATTATGGATGAAGAGCGTCTGTGGGTTAGTGAATATAATCGTACAGAAAATGGAGAAATAACTCTTCTTGACCCTGATAATGGACAACCTATTCCTCATACTGCTGGTATGATTGAGATTTGTCGTGAGAGCAATTATGATACTTATGGAGAAGTTCTTACTCTGAATAAGATTGAACGTTCTATAGGTGATGTTCTCGATAAGGATACAGATACTGGTACTATGGAGGTTGTACTTATGGCTGGTAAAGGTTTCATGGAAGACTTTGATATGGCTATTCGTAATGATGCTCGTAGTGAAGGTTTTGTTACTCCTCTTGGTGATAAGATGATTGAAGATTTTAATGGTGGTCTTTCTTATGGAAAGTATTTCCGTCGTTATAAGACTGTAGATAATCATATTATTACGGTACAACATCTTCCTTTCCTTGACCACGGTACTATTGCAGAGAATGATAAAGCTAATGGTAATATTCATCCTCGTACAGGTCGTCCTATGAGTTCTCACCAAGCGTTCCTTATTGATATGTCTACTTATCAAGGAGTACGCAATGTACGTAAAGTACGTCAAAAGGGACAAATATATAAGATAGGTATTCTTAAAGGTCTTACTGATATTCCTGCTTCTTGGGGTGCAGTACCTAACAATGCTATTTCTACTGAAATAGATATGTCTCGTTATGAGATTAAGAATAGTTATGGTCTGCAAGTTAATAACGCAACCAAGATGATGCAGTTGAAGTGTGTACTCTAATATAAGTTAATTAAATAAGGATTAAAACTATGGAGCAAACAAAACTTAATTTAGGTGGAGCTACCAAAGAAAATAGTGCGGAGCAAGTAGCTGTTGCACAAGAGATGCCAGTTACACAAAGTGTTGCTGATATAGATAAAGAAGATTTAGATGCACCATATACAGATAAACGTAATATTACAATATCTTTGGTACATAATTATTCTACTTATCGCAAAGTAAACATGAAAGTATTAGGACAGCGTAAAGAGATAATAGGGAGTTCTATTACTTCATGTAGACTTCTTTCATCTAATAAAGATGAAGTTGAAGCATACTTTCCAGCACTTGTTGGTCTTTCTCCTAATAATCCTGAATTTATTACTAGGGTTAAAGCTTGGCTTAGTAATATACAAGTTAGCGTAAACGAGAACGATAAGGTATTAAATACTTCTTTCATATATAATCATAAAAGAGATTATCTTAGAATTAAAGCCGAGGAAGAAAAGATTGATGAAGAATATGAAAGAGTTGATAGAGCGAATTTAAAAGCAATTAAAGAAGCTATCAAGAAACGTGTTGAAGCTCTTAATGCTCTTGAAAGTTCTAAACATAAATACGGACGACCTGAAAATCTTGAAGAATATCTTATATATAGACATTGTCTTTTATATAGAGATGTTGCTAAAGATATGGTTTTGATAAATTCTGATAATAGTCTAAGGTTTTATATTAAAGATGAGAATAAAGAAGCGGCTAAACGTAAGAAACTTACTGAAGAACGTGTTAGAGCTATGCGTAACTTTGTTGAAGTTGGTGCTTCTGATTCTAAGTTCAATTCTGTTTTTGTTTCTGTCATTATATATCTTGGTAGACAACTGGCTACAGAGCTTCTTAAATCAGATGATGAAAAGAAAGCTATTGTTATTCAATTCGTAAATGAACACCCAGACAAGTTTAATAAGATAGTTAATGATAAAAACGTTACTATTAAAGCTTTTATTGAAACACTTATTGCTCGTGGTGAACTTGTACGTTCTGAGTTTAATCAACAAATATCTACAGCAGATGGTACATTTATAGGTAGTAATATGAATGAAGCTATTGCTTATTTCAATAATCCTAATAATAAAGATGTACGTACTGCGTATGAAAATAAATTGAAGTTCTTTTAATTCTTAAAGATATGAATATATCAGAGATGCACCAATACTTTCGTCAGTATGCTCAACAAATGGGTATGCAAAATGTTCGTGCAATACTTCCCGAACAGATTGACATATTGATTAACACGAGCATTTCTGATACTGTCAATCAAATTATTAAAGAGAATATTGGTATCACTTCTGACAGAGTGATTACCGATAATTCTAAACTTGGTAGTGTTAATGCTCTGTCCTCTCTTTATCGAGTTGAAGTTCATACTGTTTGTGCTCAAGATGAGCAAGACAGAACAGGTATGTTTTCACAAGGCGATAATAATGGACATATAATTCATTTAAGAACTACTGTGGAAGATATTACAAGCATGGGTGGTTCTATGTTTACGGTTGATATTAATTATCTTTATATAGTTGATTTTGCAATCAATTATAAACGAGATAAATTTGTTACTAATTATTTTCCTATTAGAGTTATAGATGATGTTTACTTGGCAGATGTTCTAAATGATTTTGTTCTTTGTCCTAGATTTAGGTCTCCTGTAATGACTATATATAATAATGAATTTGATGCTAATGATATAGGATATCCTGAATTTAATCTTTATATTGACAAAGGTGAAACTATTTGGTATGATGATATAGAATGCGTAGGTGCTAAACTTTATAATGGTCTTGTTCCAAATGATATACGTATAAGTTATATAGGAAAGCCTAATAAAGTAGAGTTTAATGAAGATAATGAAGGTAATTCTATTGATTGCAATTTGCCAAGTTATATGCACGTTGATATTGTTAAACACGCTGTAGACCTTTATCATACTGCTTTACAAGGTAGTCTATATGCTGCTCAACAAGCACAACAAGTACAACAAAGAGAGAATATTCGCAATAATGCTCAACCAAGTAATTAACAATTAAATTTTATAAATCATGAAACAACTATTAATAGTTAGTAGTACAGCTAATATTACTACAAGTGGACAAGTAGACTTGTCTAAACTTGCAAAAGGTGATTTGGCTATATTTAATCCAGAGACTAATCAATATCTTAGTAAAGTAGGATTTGATAACTTTGCTATAGCTCTTGGACGTGGTAATAATTCACCTGCTCTTGTTATTCCTGAAGTAGATATTACTACACTTATGATGACGTTTGCTGACGGTAGTCAAAGTGCAAGTGGTGAACTTACAGGAGCAGATGGTCAAAAATATGATGGCTATATTCCTGCTGGTGCTAAGTTTAAAGCAACTGTTACAGTTCCTACTACAGTAACTACCAATGCAGATTATACTATTGTACTTGTAAAGAAAGGTGTTCAATTTAATGAACGTTCTAATTTTACAGTTACTACGTTTATTCCTAAAGATAGTACAAAGAGTGCTGCTGATATAGCTACTGACCTTGCTAAGCAACTTCAAGCTATGGCAGATGCTGGTACTCTTAATATTAAGGCTAGTGCTACTGGAGCAGTTGTTACTGTAGAAGGACTTGTTAAAGGTGAGCAATTTGCTCTTCGTGGTGGTGATGCCCTTATGGGACAAGAGAGTGCTCCTGGTGCTACTACAGAAGCTCAACCTGTTATATTTGATGCAGCATATATTAAAGACCTTGCAAGTCGTGCTGCTGCTGGTAAAGGATTTGAGTATCGTTATCAAGACGGAGTTACTATTTATCCCGGAGACCCCGAAGCAGTTGAAGATACTAAATATAGTCTGATTACACTTCGTTTTGCAGTAGGTCGTGCTTCTGCTAAACAGCGTGATGAACGAGTTTACCAAACTGTTCAAATTGCAGTTCCTAATAGTAAATATTCTGCTGTTGAAGCCCTTTTCAAACAAGATAACACCGCAGGCGGTGGAGAAGGTGATTAAGATAGTGGAAATTAATTAAAAGGAATGTTATCTAATGATGTTTATGCTACAACCTCTTCTACGGGGGGTTGTAGTGTAAACTCAAATAAAGATAGTTAGTAGTATGCAAGATTTTGAAATTGCTAATGAAGTTATAAACAAAGCAATTCAAAATTCATCTTATATTACAGTTCTAATTTCTAGTGGTGTTTTTATTATTTATACTTTAATTATTCGACTTGTTGATTATTTTAAAGCTAAAGATAGAAATAGACCACTTATTGAAATGGCAGAGGCCATAAAAGAAGTTAGTGAAAATGTAGTACGTTTAAATAATGTTCTTGATAGAACTTTTAAAACTGCTGAACTTAAAGAAGAAACTAATATAAAAAACATTGTTAGCCTTGCTTGTGATAGTTGGACTTTAGATGTTGTTAATTATTGTAACGATGTTATAATACATGACAATATTGAAAATAATAAAACTAGCATTTGTAATAATCTAACAAAATATATTCATACTGAATATTATAAACTTTATCAACTTCTTTCAGCATATGAAATTAATAATATAAATATATCTACTAAACTAAAAGAAGAATGGATTGAGGAACTTGCTAAAGAATGTCTTAATGTAATTTATGAAGGTGGTGACAAGATTAATCGTATTAGTCATGTTCATACTAAAGTTCAAGTTATTATTACAGGATATTCTGTTTATATATTAAATAAAGTGTTTAATCATTAATAAGATGTTCTTATGTATGATGAAGCTGTTTCTGATAAATTTATAGATTCCCTTGAACAGAAAGCATTAAATGTAGTTACTGCTACTGTAGCTTTGACTGCTCAAGGTTATGTTGTAAATAAAGCAAAGAAAGTTACTCTTGAATGGAGTTCAATACTTTTACATGCTTTTGAAAATATAGCTATATTTAGTGATAAACAACAACAAAGTATAGAACATCTTTATAATAATCTTACAAAGAAATGATTAAATTAGTTCCTATTGAACCTGAATATATTTACATAACTATTCCTGCTGAATATATATGTGTTTATCATCGTATTCTAGCTATGATGGCTGATTATGGTGTTGAAATGCTGAAAGATTGTAAAGCTAATTGTACGGATAGAAATAGTAATGTTATCGAATGTTTTAATATGTTTAATAGTGCTGTTGCAGCTAGAAAACTTGGTAAAACAAAACTTGCTGAAACACTAATTAAATATATTAAAGCTAAGATAAATCAAATATATAAAGATTATGATAACTCTACAGACTTTGTATTTCCTATTGACGAAAATGGTCAGATAAAAGCCTATGTTAGTTGTGGAGAAAGACCTTCTTTTGAAATTGACGAAAATGATATGAATCTTTATAAACATAAGTATGGAGAAGGTTTTGATGAACATTTCCATTTAGGTCCTGAAGATGGCGTCGGTAATGATGAAGAAGAAGGAGATGCAGTAAAGTTAGTAGTAGATTTTGTACCTAGATATGAACTCTATGACGGTGAAATGACCGCTTGTGGTGATTTAACAGTTACATACGATGAACAAGAAATAGATTATCAAGATGCTACAATAAATTATTATTTTGATAATATATTTGTTAGAAATTTTAATGCTGTTCGTAATTTTAGTCAAGGTACTCATTTATTCACTGTAGTAGTTATTTATAAAGATATTACTAAAGTTGTTGAAAAGACCTTAGATTATGAAACTAGCTAAAGAAAATCTAGGTAAAGCGAGTGTTACTGTAGAAGGTATTTGGAATAAATCTCAATGTTATGACAGAATATCTCTTGTAACAGATGCTACACATCCTAATTGGTTACGTACTTATATATCTAAACGTCCTGTTCCTGCTGGAGTAGATATTAATGATACTTCTTATTGGATACCATTTAGTCCTTTTGTTCCTTGTATATGTATGCGAGATATAGATGATGTTGTGAGCGGTAAATATCCTACTCCTACAAAAGATTGGTGTCATCCAGATATTGTACCTGAACCTACTCCTGAACCTGAACCTGGTGGTGGTTGCGATTGTGAAGCAATACCTAATGAAAAAATAGAAGATATTATTGAAGGTGTTGAAGAGTGTGATTGCCAAGCTCTTTCTGAACAATCAGTAGAAGATGTACTTAACGGAAAAGAAGTAACAGAAGATAATACTCCTTGTTCTTGTGGTTGTTGTGATGACATTTCAGATGATGAAGTAATAGCAATAACTAATGGAGAACCAATAACAGACGATAGTGGAGATTGTGAATGTGGATGCGATTCTATCAAAAGGGATAATTTAAATAATTTATTAAATTAAGTTCTAAATTATGACGTTTTTAAACAAAGATGGACTAAGCTATTTGTGGTCTAAGATTAAGACTACTATTGCGCAAGTCCAAACAACAGTGGATAATTATACCATTAATGGTAAGAAAATTAGTGGTAATCCTATTTTGACTGAAGTTGATGTTGGTCTTGGCAATGTAACTAATGACGCACAAGTTAAACGTTCAGAAATGGGTGTTACTAGTGGAGTTGCTACTCTTGGTAGTGACGGTAAAGTTCCTTCAGCTCAACTTGCACTTAAAACTATAAATGGTCAATCTATTTATGGTAGTGGTAATGTTACTATAGACCTTTCTCTTTATAAGATTGTTAGTGAACTTCCTACTCAAGATATAGATGCAACTAAAATATATCTTATTCTTGGTACAGCTGGTAGTCAAAATACTTATACAGAGTATATCTATACTGGTACAACATGGGAGAAACTTGGTGAGTATAAAGCTGATATTGACCTTACCCCTTATGTTAAATTTACAGATATTGCTTCTGCAAGTAAAGCAGGTGTAGTTCAACTTGGTTTTACTCAAGCTGATAAGAAGTATCCTCTTGCAGTTGAAAGTGGTAAGGCTTATGTAGAAGTTCCTTGGACTGATACTAAATATAGTCAAGCAACATCTGAAGCACTTGGTCTTGTAAAGATTGGTTATACTCAAGCAGGTAATAATTATCCTGTAGAGCTTGATGGTGATGGCAAGATGTATGTTACAATTAATCTTTCTAGTGCTCCTGGAGACCATCAAGTAACTCAAGCTGCTGTTGGTACAACTGATGGTGAATATAATGTATTACTTGGTAAATCAGCTGGTTCTACTGCACAAGAAGTTGGTGCTACAAACAAGGCTAATGGAATGACTTACAATCCTTCTACTAAGAAATTAACTGTAGGTGGTGCTATAGCTGGTGCAAGTATTAATGCAACAGGTGTTGTTACTGGTAATACTGTAACTGCAACGGTTGCTGTTACCGGTGGTACTATTGTTAAGAGTGGTGGAACTGATGAACAAATACTTATGGCAGATGGCTCGGTAGCTACTCCTATACAAAATGCAGATATTGATGAACTATGTGTTTAATTTAATCTAATTGTAAGTGATTAAGTTCACCTACCACTCTAATTTAATAATATTATTATGGCAAAGCAATTTCTAGACCTTACGGGACTTAATCACGTATGGCAACAAATAAATAATCTGTTCCAAAGAAAACTTGTAAGTGGAACAAATATAAAAACGATTAATAATCAAAGTTTAGTTGGTAGTGGTAATTTAGATGTTACTATTGATTTAAGTGATTATGCTACACGAACTTGGGTTAATGCCCAAGGTTTTGCAAAAGGTAGTTTTTTACCGTTAGAAGGTGGTACTCTTACAGGTACTGTATATACTAATAACCAAATTTTATGGAGAAATGGAGCTACAGCTAATGTAACAATCACAGCTGGCGAAGGTAATGGAATTGATATTAGTGGTAACGATTCATATTACACTCAAATAAGACATAAACTTACAACAATATATGCTGGAGGAAGTAAGGGTTATGTTTATATAGGAAATATATTTAATTTAGATGAATATGAGCATTTATATGGTAGTTATACTATAGGTATTCGTATTACTGATTCAACAGGTGGTAAAGGAGTAGTATTAAGTAGTAGTGGTATAACATTATATACTGGTTTAGGTATTAAGTCTGCAACATCATTATACTATGACGGAAAGGATAATGAACTATGGAATACTGCTGGTGGTAAAACTACTATAGAATCTCTTACAGAAGAAGAAATAACTGCAATTCTTGTTTAACTTAAATAATATAATAATATGAAATTTCTTGATAGTACGGGACTTGGTGTTCTATGGAATAAAATAAAGAGTTCCTTTCTTAGTTTAAACGGGGGGGGGCTAGTAAAATGTATATATAATTATCCAAATTTACAAATTGGTAATCCTAGTGGTGCGCCTTATTTATCAGCAAATAGTGGTACAAATGGTGTATTTTCTCCCGAAATTACAAGTGGAGGTTATCTTGTATTTGGAGCAAGTTTTTCGCCTAGAGTACAAATAGGAAATAAAGGTATTGTTAGTAAAGATATGTCTACAAATGAAACTACTATTAAACTTTGGTCTGATATACTAGCACCAAATGATACTGCTATTACAACAGAAGAATTAAATGAAGTTTTAGTTTAACTTAAAAATAAAGATTATGAAGTTTTTAGATATTAATGGAGTAACAACTCTGTGGAATAAGATTAAAGAGAACTTTCTGTCATTGCAGGGGGGGGGATAGTAAAATATAACGAAAATATACATACTAAGTTTAATGGTATGCAAATAGTTATAACTAATGACCTTATAGATGGAAAAGCATATGTACAAAGTAGTTATATATCTATTAAACAAGGTACAACAACGCAATGTTTTACTGTTGACCATACTCATGTTAACGAATATGCTAAACCCATTCAAGATTTAGATAGTATTTTAGTTTAAATAATTAATAATAATTTAAATAATATTAATATGGAATTTTTAGATAAAGCAGGTGTTACTACACTTTGGAATAAAATTAAATCTCTTATTAGTCAAGAAACTAGTAAGTATTTGCCTCTTGACGGGGGGGAGGGATATAAAAACTAAAATTGGTTTAATGCAAACTTATACTACGACTTATTCAGGAACTGGAGTTGTTGCTAAAGTAATACAATTTTAGCAGGTAATGGATATGCTATTCAAGTTACTTATAGTAATGACAATATTTATTTTAAATCTATAGTTGCTAATGATGATGATGCTATATATAAATTTAATTTAAAAAAACTTATTTAAGACGGTTATCTAACAAAATAAAGTTAAGCTAGTAAGTTAATTACTAGCTGACTTAAATAAAGAATTTAATAAAACTAGTAATTAACTTATAAAACTTAAACTTATGGAATTTCTTGATAAAAAAGGAGTACAAATTTTATGGAATAAAATAAAGAGTTTATTTGGTCTTGGCGATACTAAAAACTATTTACAAGATTTTCTAAATGCAGGTATATTAATGGGTGAAACTAATTTAATTGATTCTATTAAAAAAGTAATAAATATAACAGATAAAGTAGCTATTTATGCTTTTATATTTAAAAAACAGTCTAATAAAATACAATTATCATACAAAGAAATTGCTGATAAGGGTGTAATAGGCACTACAGGCGAGTTTAATGAAGCAAATACAGCTGTTATATTAGTTCCATTTGCTATTGATATTGAAAATTCGTATAATGGTAGTAGTAGTGAAATATGGGTAAGAAATTATCTAGAATAAATAAATTTTAACATGATTAATTCTATTATTCAACAAATAATTACTAATTTTGATTTAGCATATATTATTACAATTAATATTCTAACATATATACTAATTAAAATTACTGATTATTTCAATGGTACTAAACAAGTTAAATTTTGGATTAAACGAGTTTATCTTGTTATTAGTATTATAATAGTAACTATATTATATATTCTGTTTACGAATATACCAAATAATATTCTTATTAATTCAGCAATAGCTACACCAGTATTTTGGAGTTGGATTTTAAAGCCAATTATTAGTAAGACTAAATTTGATTATCGTCAAATAGATAAAACTTTAAGTTAAATTGTTATGCCACGAAGACTTAGAGATAGACCTAAAGAGTATATTGCAATTAGAGATAATACTAGAGTTATGAGGAATGATACAATTCAATCTAAACCTGTTAGACCTAAAACAAATTATACTCCTCTTCCTACTAGTAATATGCAAAGAGAACAAAGAATGGCTAATAGACCTAAGCCTTTAATGGCTAAAGCTGGAGTTACGTTGAATAATAGAAGATATAGAAATGGTGGAAAGACCAAATGTTAAGTTATATAAGATAGAACTGTATTTGTTAAAGATAATACCAATGCTTTTAGCAGGTATTCATCTTACAAATACAGTTCTTTCTTATTATGGTATTGATATAATTATATTTAGTTATATCGGTAGTGTTTCTTTAATTCCTCTTATATTTCTTTATATAAGTAGTTATGTATTTAAATTTTGTGAGTATCATAGAATGTTTCTACATTATATTGTAGTTAATAATTTAATTAATATTTATGATTATTATATTGGTATTCCAATAGATGCTAAAGAACTATTTATAACTCATTTAATTATTGCCGGAATATGTTTAATTGTAATACTTTATCTTTATGTTAAAACTAATAAGAAAACTATTATTAAAACTAATAGATGATATAGACAGTGGAAATTCTAATATTAGCGAAGATGAACAAAAAGAAATATTAGATATTCTAAATAAAATTCATAGTAATAGACTTAGTAAAGAATCAGCTTGCAAATATTTAAATATTAGTAGAGCTACTTTTGATAATCTAGTAAGAGACGGTAAACTTCCAAAAGGTCATAAAGAAGTAGGATTTAAAGAATTAAGTTGGTCGAAATATGAATTAGATGAATATGTTACTAAGTTAAAAAGCTGATAAATAAAGGCATTAAGAGAGACGTCTAGCATTGTTATAATGCTAGGCGTTTTTATTTGTACTTTCGCTACGTAACGTTACAAATAAACTTTAATTTAATAATTCAATTAAAAATTTAAATGTTATGAGCGAAAGTAAAGTATTTATGTTTCCTGATGGACAACAAGGTTGTAATCGCGGTAATAACTTAGACCCTAATTTATTGTTTGCAATGATGAACAATAATGGTGGTTTTGGAGGTAATGGAAGTTGGATGTGGATAATATTCTTATTCTTTCTCTATCCTCTTTTAAGAAACTTTGGTTTTGGTGGTTACGGAAATGATGGTTCTAACGGTGGTCTTGGTTCTCTTGGTAATCTTATTAATAATGATAACGGACGAGAATTATTGATGCAAGCAGTTAATCGTAATGGTGATGCTATTCAAAGTCTTGCTACTATGTTTAATACTTCTGCAACTAATATTCTTCAAGCTATCAATGGAGTTAATTCTGCTATTAGCAATGTTGGTTGTAAAGTAGATTATACAAGTGCTCAAGTAATAAATGCTCTCCAACAAGGTAATATGAATATTGCACAACAATTATGTAATTGCTGCTGTGATATTCGTCAAGCTATTACTAACGGTAATTATCAAAATCAACTTGCTACTGAACGCCTTAGTAATTCTGTTACTCAACAGATTAATGGAGTTAATGTTGGTCTTGAACGTGGTTTTAGTGAAACTAATTATGCACTTCGTGACCAGACTTGTCAACTTGGTCAAGCTATTAGTGGTCAAACGCAAACTATACTTGCTCGACTTGATGCTATGGAGAAAGCTGGTATGCAAAATAAGATTGATGCTTTACAAGAAGACAAATCTACACTTCGTACACAGCTTAATCTTGAACATCAAAATGTAGTTACAGGTCAACAAATAGCTGGTGCTATTGCTCCAGTTAATGCTGCTCTTGCTGCAATACAAAAAGAAGTAGATGCAATTAAATGTGCTCAACCTTCTACAGTTACTACTCCTTATCAACCTTTTGTAGCAGTTCCTAATTGTGTTGCTGCACAATATGGTCTTGGTGGAGTATATGGAACAGGTAATGGTTTTTGGTTTTAACTTAATCTAAATATAAATATGGAATATGTTGGTAATCGTGGTGGAATACCTTTAAGTAACGCCACTCAAACAAATGCAGGAAGTGCTACAACTGATGCAGTGTATGAGATGCCAAATCATGTATTTAGATTTGTTGGTTTACGTGGTCTTATTATTGTTAATTTTAATGCTGCTGTAACAACTGCACAAGGAGTTACAATATCAGTAAACAATTCTACTCTTCCACTTACAAGTAATAATGATGAAGCTGTTACAGCTCTTACTGCTGGTATTCATATATTGCTTTTTGATAAACCTAGTAATAAACTTCAATTAATTGTTTAATTATGATTTCAGCACTTAATCAAGGTAGTCTTATTTACATTCTAGATAAGACTGATAATATAAAACTAGAAATAGGTGAAATAGTAGGAGTAACACAACCAAAAATTTCTACTACATTTAATAGTCCTTATTATAATCAAATGACTGTTTCCATAAAAGTTAAAATTAATGGTAATGTTACTGAATACGGAGACATTCCAACAAATGCTAGTGTAGCTGTTTATAATAATGGTAATATCGTTCTTAGTGAAACTAAAGCAGGACTTCAAAATGAAGTTGAAACAACTTTGCAAAATTTTAAACAAATTCTTAGTAAGAAAGATTATTATGAACAAGGTATTAAAGATTGTGAAGTGATACTTAAAGAAATTAGTCCTCAATTTGCTAAAGATAAAGAACGAGATGATAAAATGAGTATTCTTGAAAATCGTGTTACAGGAATGGAAGATAAAATTGATAAAGTGTTGGAATTATTAACTAAGAAATAAATATTATGAGAATTATTGAAATAAGTGAAGCAAAACAAGATAAAATTAAATCTTGTATTCGTAAAATGAAGAACTTTCTTTGTGATATAGAAGAAGCTCTTGAAGATAGCTCAATGGGTTATCGTGACGAACGTGACGAAGATGATGATGACGATTATGGTTATCGTCGTGGTGTTCGCGGTAGTGGACGCGGTGGTTCACGTGGTATGGGACGTTATTAATTAAATAGAGGAGAGAGTTCATCTACTTCTTG